TCGACGTCTACTACCGTCCCTGGTCAGCGCCCTGGCCGCTGTCGGCGTCGCGCTCCTGACGCAGATGCTGCGCAAGGTCGGCGTGCAGCTCGACGTCGAGCAGCAGAATCAGATCAAGAACGCGGCACGCGATGCCGTCCTTGCGGTCGAGGAGCAGAACCGGCGCAACGTAAAGGGCGGACTCGACCCCATGACGTCGAAGCAGAAGGACACGGCGGCGACGTTCATCGTCAGCCAGACCCGTGCCGAAGGCCGGACCCCGACCAGGTCAAGATCGCCATCGCGTCGACGCTGCCGGAAGTGCGCGCGGTCACGACGCCGTCGACGCCCGTGCTGATGGTCGGCCCTGGCACCGTCGCTGCCGATCAGCGCGTGTTCACGAAGCAGTAGCCAGTTCTGCACAGGCCGGTTGACAACTGCCGACCAGGTCGCTAGACTCGCCGCATGGAAGGGATCGCCGCACACATCCCCATGGAACCGGTCGAGTCGAGCAACCTGGCGGCGATCGGCTACGATCCCGAGCGTAGCATCCTGGCCATCGCGTTCAAGAGCGGCGCGATCTTCCACTACACCACCGTCGACCAAGCGCTGTTCTTCGAGTTCTACAACTCCCTTTCCAAAGGCACGTTCTACGCCGAGAACATCAAGCGCAAAATGCCCGGTCAGAAAATGACCGGCGAGTGTCCGAAGTGTGGCGCCAAGAACGGCTGGAATCGGCGAGACGTGCACCGATTGCGGCTGTGAGGTTTACATGGACACGAGGAGGCAGGAATGAAAGGCCAGCAGGAACGCCAGGCGGCAGCGGCAGCGCTGACGGCCTACATCAGCAAGATCACCGGACAACCCTGGAGTGAGGAGCATGCCGCAGAAGCTGAAGCCGTTGTCGAGGCGATTGCCAGCTACGCAAAGGTCCAGCCGACACGCGCACGAGCGCGCCGTCAGCGACATCCGGAAGCGCAAAGCCTGACGCCAGGTCGTTCGGGAACCAGTCGATTTTCAAGGGACCCTCTGGCGACCGCGTGCAAGGACTGCTGACCGTCACCGGCAGCATCAGCTTCGAGAATGCACGGCAGAAGCTGGCGAAGATGTCCGGACGTGAGACGGCCAGCGACCGCGACACGATCATTGCGCTGTCGATCGGCTGGCGGGAAACAGAGCGCTACCTGTTCGATAAGGAGCAGGAGGAGCGGAAGGTAAAATAACAACGGCCGGTCAGGCGGCGAAACCTGACCGGCCGCGCTCCGTGAAGGAGGGGGACCAGACGCACCCATCCTACACCGAGGACCCCATGAAAACCAAAACGCGGAAGAAGGCGAAGCCGTCGACGGCGCTCGCCAGGCGGAAAGCAGCAACGCCGGCACCGTTGAAGCCGGCCACGCTGGTGACGGCGACGCCGGCTACGACCGCCCTGGCGGCGCTGACGGACGACATCGACCTGGGCAACCTCGCCCTGGTCGAAGTGAAGTTCACGGAGAAGGAAGAATCGATCTGCAACGAAGTCGTGCAGCTCAAGGACGTCAGCATCAAGCCGACCGGCCAGCCCTACCTGTCGCACCCGGTCTATACGCGCTGGATGAATCGAGCGTTTCGGGCGCACCGGATGGGGCATGCGGCCGGCGGCGAAGCCACTGAAGTCAGGCAACAGCGTCGTGCAGCCCTACGTGCTCTACATCCACGGCAAGCCGGTCGCCTTCGCCATGGGCGAGCAGGAATATTTCGAGGGCAACAAGGAGCAGACCTACGGCGACGCCCTGGAAGCGACTGTCGCGTCCGCGCTACGGCGCTGCATGAAGCGCCTGGGCATCGGGCTCGAACTCTGGGATCGCGCCTGGGTCGACAACTTCATGGCCGAGCAGGGCGTGCACGTCCAGATCGAGAACAAGGACGGATCGAAGAATGGGTTTGGCGGAAGCGAGGGTCGGCGCCGTTCTGGAACGAAGTCAAAGGCGGCCGACGTCGCGACGCCGAGGATGCGGCGCCGGCACAACGGCGGTCCCGCGAGACGGCGCCAGCGGACCCATCGCACGCGCATCACTCGCAGAGCACCGAGAAGATCAACGACGCGCAGGTCAAACGCCTGGGCGTGATCATCCACAACAGCGGGCGGTCGCCGGAGGAGATTCAGCCCTGGATGGAGAAGCGCTACGGGTTCAAGCTGCGGAAGGACATCACCCGAAACAAATACGATGAAATCTTGCGCGGCCATCGAGTCGCCGAGGGATCTGCCATGAAGCTGAAACCAGAGGACGCGAAGAAGATGCTGGCGCTGCAGCAGGAGCTGGCGATCGTGCTACGGCGCGCGAACGACCAGAAGCTGGAGGCCGCCGTCGCCGCCTTCGCCCTGGTCCGCCTGGCGCGCGAGCTGTTCGACAAATATCCGCCCAACGTCCGGCGCACCCTGACGACGATCTGTTTCGCTGTTTCTCGAACGGAAGGCCGTTGTGGTCGAGGATGATCCGGCGAGCAAGCTGCTGGTGATGTAATGGCCGAGGGTTCGGCCGTCTTTCGGTTCGACGCCGTCAACCACGAATACATTGACCCGTCGTCGGGCAGCGTGTTCCCGCACATCACGGGCATGCTGCAGCAGACCGGCTGGATCGACGACACCTGGTATACGGAGGAGTCGAGCGCGCGAGGGCGCGCAGTGCACCGACTGACTGCAGACTTCGACCTGGGCGCGCTGCACGTCGATAGCTGCGTGTCGCGCTACCGGCCCTACCTGCTCGGCCACGTCAAGTGCACGGCATGCTGAGCCCGACCTGGTATTCGATCGAGGAACCGCTGGTCCACCCGAAGCTGCGTTTTGGCGGCCGGCCGGATCGCATCGGCCTGGTCACGAACCTGGTCGCTGTGTTCGAGATTAAGACCGGACCCTTCACGAAGGCACACCCGATCCAGACGGCACTGCAGGCCATCCTGGCCGAGCTGACGACGCGCGTGCCGGCGGAATCGATCGCCCGGTTCGGCGAGTATCTGAAGCCGTCCGGTCGAGGGACGGTCGAGCGCTTCGACAAGCGGGCAGACTTCGACGAGGCTCAGGCGCATCATCAAGAGGTGCACATGATCCGCCGCTGGAACCCTGGGAAGTTGAGGCGCTGGAATCCCTGGGCGTAGACTTCGGACTGAACGAGGATTGACGGTGCTGACCGTCAGGTTCAAGAACGGCACCTGTGAGCACTGGCTCGGCGTGCCTGGTCCGGTCGAGCGCTACGCCGGCAAGGAAGTGCTGACGATCGGCGATCGGGTTTTTCATCCGGACACAGGACAAGGAGAGCTGACCATGATCGACGGAAGACGGATCGTATCTAGTGGTTGGGAAGGCTACCGCGCAGGCGTCGTGCCGAGGGACGCCGGACCGACGCAGGTTCTGGAGTGCAAGCGCGCCTTTGTGGCCGGCGCGATCGTCGTGCTGACCGCCTTCAAGCGTGTCGGCGAAGACGACATCAGCGAGGACGCTGCCGTCGAAATCATCGCGGAGCTGGACAAGGACGTCGCTAAGCTGACGGCCGAGATGATGGCGACGCCGCCCGCGCCGCAGGTTGGAAACTGACCATGGGCTGGCCGCCGACCTGGGGACAAACCGCATTTCAAAGACGGCAGCTCAACGAAGATCGAGCGCTACAAACGTCGGATGAAAGCGAAGGACGCCGAGGACGCAGAAAAGCAGAAGGTCCGTCGACGTGACGGCTACTGCAGGTTCCCGCTCTGCGGCTGCGGCAAGATGAGGCTACGGACGGAAGTCAGTCACAGCGAGCACAAGGGCATGGGCGGCAACCCGGCCGGCGACCGCTCGAAGGCCGACCTGATGGTGCTGGTCTGTCACCGCCGGCACAAGGACGGCCGCGTCGCCATTGACAAGGGCACGCTGCGCTGGCGAGCGCTGACGGCGCGCGGCAGGCAACGGCCCGATCGCCTGGGACATTCAGGCCGACATGATCGCGTTCTCGTTCGCCCGTGGGCGGGAATGGTTTACGCTGGCCATCGAGACGGCGCCGCACACCTACCAGGCCATGAGTAGCGACCAGGTCGCCGTCTGAAGCGTCTAGCGGAGATGGAACTATGAACGGATGGGGACCGAGTCGCGAAGTTGAGAAGCCGAAGGGCAAGCGGGCGATGCGCGCCGAGCGCGCGGCCAAGGCGCTGAAGCTCTCGTATCACCTGGACACCGACGCGAGCGCGCTGCAGCACGTCACCCTGGCAGCGACGTCGTGCGTCATCTACGGGAGGCGGCCGACCTGCTGCGGTCGATGGCCGAATGAACGCCTGTAAAGACTGTGGCGTGAAGTGGGCGCAAGAGCGCGGGCTCTGTCGATCGTGTCAACGCGCACGCAGGGAAGACGGATCGATCCCGAGTCACACGCTCGATCTCGCCGCCGTGCAGCGCGCGCTGATGCCGGTCTGCTACGCGAAGCGATGGATGCTCGTGTGTAATCTTGTCGACGAACTCTCAGAGCTGCGGGCGTTCCGTCAGATCGTCGTGCAGAAGATCCCTAAGACAGAGCTGGCTGGTTGGGGCATCGAGCTATGACGCGCATCAATCCGCTGACGCCGGAGGAGCGCCTGGACCGCAACGTCGCCTGGCTGCTGATCGTCGCGATGGTCATCGCTGCCGGCGGCCACCTGGCCGGATTCTGGTAGACTGCCGGCCATGGCACACAAGAAACTCGGCACGAGCGCTGCGCGTCAGGCCGCCGCCCGCCGCAAGGCGAAGGCGCCCGCACTGAAACCCCTCACAAGATCGACGCCATCATCCGCGACCGCCTGGCCGACGAGCGTATGAAGTCGTGGAGCGCGCCAAACGAGGGCTACAACAGCCAGGGATTCTGCAGCGGGCTGGAGTGGGTTCTACTGCAGCTCGAAGCGCTGCGGGCATGATACGCGGGCTCATTCTCTGGTGCTGATCCTGGTCCTGAAGCGCTGGCCGATCTGGGATTGCACGTAGGGCTGCACACTCTCGCGCACAATCGATCGACCGTCTCACTTTCCGGTTGACAACTGCGCTCGCCGACGTCAGACTCCCGTCTCAGGAGGCTGAGATTATGGCGAGGGGCAAGGTAGAAGCGTCGGCGCAGGAAGTCATCGACGCAGTCGCAACGGTAGACGATCCCGATCAGCAATTTGTCGAGCAGGCAGGGCTCGGCGTCAAGGAGTTCCTGGCGCGAGCTGGCGCGTTCTTCGCCGAGGCGCGTGCCATCGAGAAGGCAGCGAACGATCGCCTGGCGCTGGCGAAGACGCTGACGGTGCCGACGTCGGCCGACGAGGACGTCGCGTTGCAGGAGCGCATCAAGTCGACGACGGCCGCCACGAAGCACGCGATCGAGCACTGGGGCATCGCCCAGGCACTGCATCACTTTCACCGCCGCATCACGTCCGCGCGAGCGCGAGGCGTCGAACCCAACGAGCAGGCCAACACGATCCAGAACCGCCTGCACAACGAATACGTCGACAACGAACGGCGGAAGGCGGCAGCGGAGACAGAGCGCCTGCGGCGCGAAGCCGAAGCCAAGGCCCAGGCCGACCGCGACGCCGAAGTCGCGCGCCAGGAGGAGCAGGCAGCCAAGGCCGAAGCGTCAGCGCCGACCCTCAGCGAGCGCGAATCCGTGTTCGTCGACCTGATCGTCGCCGGCAACAAGCCGAGCCTGGCGGCACAGCGCGCCGGATTCAAGAACGCGGTGACCGTCGGCCGCAGCTCTTGGAACGTCCGAAGATCGCGAAGGCCATCGAAGCGAAGGAGAGCGCGGCGGCGATGCGCGCCCAGGCGGCAGCCACGAAGGAGCAGCCGCTCGACGTGCAGTATCAGCAGGCCAAGCCGGACGTGAAACGGGCGGCCGGCGCCAGCGACCGCACGACACACGGCGCTGAAGTGATGGACGAGGCCGCGCTGCACGACGCCGTGTTCGCCGGCCGGTTCGGCATCCCGCGCGACGTCCTGGTCGTCGACCACGCGCGAGTGAACGCCTACGGCAAGGACCTGAAGGAACTGATCAACAAGTGGCAGGCGTTGCGCTACACGAAGAACACGAAGGTCGTCTAATGGTCGGCCTAGCGATTCTCAGGCTGCTGCTGGCGCTGGCTGCCGTGGCGATCGAACACGATCTCGGGTTCATGTCCCGCAAAGCGTGGAGAGGCTGACCGATGCCATGAAGGCCGGCCAGGAGATGCTCAACAAACGGAGTGGAGAAATGACCAGGCGGACCAGACTGCCGGCGCCCTGGCGACGCACCGACGGCGGCAACGCGACGATCGGATCGACCTACGAGCACCCGAAGGGCTACACCATCCAGCACTGCGGACACCGACGGCGCTCTGGCCCTACGCGCTGTATGGCCCTGACGACCAGATCATCCTGGCCGAGAACGGACGCGCCTTCAGGACGTCGGCCCTGGCTGCGCTCGAAGTCGACCGCCGACTGATGGAGGGACCGAAGCCATGAAGCTCACGACGGCGAAGATTGGCAGCGTCAGCATCGACATCGAGGTCAATGCCGGCGGCACGTTCACGGCCAACTACAACGACAACGACTACGAGGCGAAGACGTCCGACGAACTCTACGAGAAGCTGCGCGCGGCCGTGAAGAAAGCGCAGCAGCAGGGGACCGTCGACGTTAGCGTGCTCGGCCTGGTGCCGACAGAGAAGAAAAGCCCGTTCGGTCGCACCGAGCCGTATCAGCAGGGCATCGGCGTCGTCCACGCCAAGCTGCGCGCCAAACACGAGCGCCACTACCAGACGCACCTGCTGGTGTCCGAGGAAAAGAAGAACTTTCAAGTCAACGGCTACGACCGCAGCGGCATCGTCACCAGGCGACTGAGCCAGACCGACGTCGACTACTACGTGGCGCTGCGCGAGAAGGTCAAGGCCGCCGAGCAGGAGCTGCAGACGTTCGTCGACAGCGTCAAGATCGATCCCGACCAGGCGCTCGAAGCGGCGAGGGTGAAGTGAAGCCGCGCGTGCTGATCGTGCTGGCGGACAAGAACGGCAAACCCGTGCGCATCCTGCGCGACATCCCAGGAGAGAAGTAGATGGCCAAGGACGAACGTGAACCCGAGATGCGACTGCCGCGCGACGCTTTCTCACAGCGCCTGCGCGAGCTGAGCAACCACCCCGAGGCAGTTCAGCGCCGGAGCGTCATCGACATCGTCGACGACTACGGCAACCTGACCACCTGGATCGCCACGACGTTCCGGCACGACGGCGCCATGACGCTGTTCCTGCAGCGGAACACGAACCAGGGCGGCGACCGCTGGCTGGTCCCGCCGCAAGTCGTCGACAGCATCATCCGCCAGCGGACGAGCGCCGTAGCCGTCAACCGGCGGAAGGGCGCCAAGAAGGGCGCGGCGACCCGGAAGGCCGAGGGAACCCAGTTCATCCCAGAGCCGCCCAAACGCCCCCCGCCGCCAGGCCAGGGCTGGCCAGGTTAAGCGAACGTGAAGGAGGGCGCCCCTACCCTACGCCCCTACCAGGCCGGCGCCACAGCGGCGACCGTGGCGGCCCGCCTGGCCGGCCAGAACCGTCTCCTGGTCCAGAAGCCGACCGGCACCGGTAAAACCGTCTGGTTCGCCAGCCTGCTCGACCACCTGGCCGAGCTGCGCCTGAGCAAGGGACGCGGCGCCGTCATGCTGGTCATCGCCCACCGGGAGGAGCTTCTGGACCAGGCGGCCGAGAAGATTACCCGAGCGCACCCTGGCGCCATGGTAGCCATCGAGCAGGGCGACCGCCACGCCAGCCGCTACTCCGACGTCGTCGTCGCCAGCATCCAGACCCTGGCGGCCATGAAGTTCCGCCGGCTGAAGAAGCTGATCGGCCAGCACACGTTCCGCCTGGTCATCGTCGACGAGGCGCACCATGCGGCGTCGAAGACCTACCGCACGGCCGCTGGCGATCCTGGGATTCCTGCCGATGGCCGAGGCGACGATCGGCAGCGACAACATCGAGGCGGCGACCCATGACGACGTCGTCGAGATGGAAAAGGTGCTGGCCGGATGGGACGCGCAGGCCAGCCAGGAGCAGCTCCTGATCGGCGTGACGGCGACGCCGAACCGCAGCGACGAGGTCGGCCTGGGCTGCGTGTTCCAGACCATCGCCTTCAGCTACCCGCTACGCCAGGCCATCGAGGACAAATGGCTGGCGCCCATCATGCCCGTGGGCGATCGAGTCGTCGGTGCAGCTCGACGCCGTCAAGAACGTGGGCAACGATTTCAACCAGAAGCAGCTCGCCGCCGCCGTCAACACGGAAGTCCGCAACAAGCTGGCGGTCGCCGGCTGGCGCGACTACGCCGAGGGCCTGTCGACCATCGTGTTCTGCGTCGACGTCGAGCACACGCACCAGATGGCGGCCGAGTTCCGATCGAACGGCATCCCGACCGAAGCGATCACGGGCGACACGCCGAAGGAGGAGCGCCGGCAGATCCTGCGGACGCTACAGCCAGGGCACCGTCGAAGTGCTTTGTAACTGCATGGTGCTGACGGAAGGCACCGACCTGCCGCGCACCGGCTGCATCCTGCACGCCAGGCCGACACAGTCGGCGCTGCTCTACGAGCAAATGACCGGCCGAGGGCTACGGCTGTTCCCTGGGAAGGACCATTGCATCGTGCTCGACGTCGTCGACGTCAGCCGTCGGCATTCGCTGATGGCGGCGCCCGTGCTCTACGGCCTGCCGCCTGGTCTGCTGGCGAACGGCAAGAAGCTCGACGACGTCCGCCGCGACATCGACGAGCTGCGCGAGCGCTACCCTGGGTTCATCATCGACGAGGCCGCCAGGCTCACCCTGGAGCAGCTCCACGCCACAGCCAAGACGTTCGACGTCTGGTCGGTCCCGTCGACGGCCGCCCTGGGCAAAGGCCGTGCGATGGACTGGATGCGCGTGGCGACCGACGAATACCGCCTGCAGTATCCCTGGGGCGACGGCACCGAAGTCGTCACCATCCGCAAGGACATCCTTGGCCACTTCGACGTCAGCCTGACGCTGCGACCGCGCGACGGTTCGCCGGCCAAGCAGCGGACGATCGCGGCCGGCGTCACGAACGTCCAATCGGCGGCCGGCCTGGCGGAAGCATTCATCCTGCAGGAGCGCCGGAGCGTGATGAAGCTGAAGGCGGCCGAGACACACTGGCACGACGATCCGCCGACCGAAAAACAGATCGCGATTCTGCGTCGCATCGGAGCGCCGATTCACCGGCACCTGACGAAGGGCGACGCCAGCCGAATGATCAGCCTGCACATGGCCAGGAGGAGCAGATGAGATACCTGGTAGTTTTCACCAACGGCCGACGCGAGGAAGTTTACGGTAAGGATTTCATCGAAGCCTGGCACGCCATCGGCGACCTGGCCAGGCGCTACGGCATCATCGATCTGGTCTACTACCTGGGGAGAGGCTAATGAAAGTCAGGGGAGTGTATTGGGCGCTGCTGACGCCGCGCGAGGAGGAGCTGCTGATGCGACCCGTGCCGGACGGCGACCGGCGAGAGAACGCGCACGTCGTGCGGATGCTGCAGGGCAAGGTGCAAGGGCGCCGGCAGCCTGAGCCCGGAGCTGGAGCTGACGCACGCCGAGCTGCGCCAGGTCGAGCGCGCCAAGGCCGACTGGAAAGGCGGACACGAGCCGGCACTGCGGGCTGTGCTCGAAGCCTTCGCCAGACACTAGATGTTGTGGTTGCTTGACGGGGAGAAAGGACGAGGCGTATAAAAGTGCCCTGCGAAGTCCTTGAGAAACTTCCGCAGGGCGGCCGACACACGGTCGCCAGGTGGCTGGAACACCGACGACGAGGGCATTCTACTCCCCGTCCCGATCCCCCACCGCAAAACCCAGGAAGTGCGCTGACACCATCTACGCGCCTGGTCCACATCGCCGTCGTGCAGGCGGTCACTGGTTGAAACTTTTTTCCCGTGTAATGTGGAAAAAGATGGTGGAGGTGTCCCTAGAAACCCGGAAGCGCTGAGAGCGGAAAGGGGCTGGTAATGGGATCTGGAGAACAGGCCAAGTTAGAAACACTGGGGAAGTTGTGCGCCGCGTTAGCTGAGCACCAGGCCAAATGCTTCGAGATTCGAGAGGAGATGGCCAGGATTCTCGGCGGCCAGGCCGGCATCGGTGCGACGCTGAAGCGGCTACAAGCCTGGTTCGATGCAGCAGTGGACCGAGCGCTACGCCCCTGGCAGCGTCAAGGGCGCCTACGTCTGGCAGTGGGCGAAGGACATCACGCTGATGAAGCGCCTGCTCAAGACGCTGTCGGTCGAGGAAATCGAGCGCCGGATGTCCAACTACCTGAAGTCGAGCGAACCGTTTTTCGTGAAGAACCGGCATACGTTCAGCCTGTTCGTCGGCAGCGTGAATCAGTTCGCTGAGTTCTCGAAGGAGCTACACGAGGAGTTGCCGGCGCCAGTCGGCTGCAAGCACCTACCGCTCTGTCGCAGCGACCAGGAGCATACCCGTCGTCGGGCAGAGGACAACGGCCCTGGGGTCGGCGTTTTGACGGAGCGCCGAAACACAGACGATCCGCCGCCGCTGCTGCCGCACAGCATCGACGTCGAAAAGTCGACGCTCGGCGCGGCGATGCTGGAGGAGCGCGCCGGCCGACTACCTGGTGCACCGGCTGCGCAAGGACGACTACTTCCGACGAGCGCATCAGCAACTGTTCGAGGCGATCCAAAGCCTGCGCAACGGGAACATCGCGGTCGACCTGCGCACCATCAGCTCGAAGCTCGGAAAGAAAGGGCTGGAGCAGGTCGGCGGACCCGGCCTACATCGCGTCGCTGCTCGACGGCGTGCCGCGATCGACGAACGTCGAGCACTACGCCGACATCCTGCAGGACCTGAAGACGAAGCGGAACCTGGTGCACTTCGGCCAGCGCGTGCTCGACGCGGTAGCCGGCGGCGACAAGTCGTCGACCGAGATGCTGGCCGACGTCGACCGCCAGGTGCTGGAGATGCAGCAGGGCTACGACGGCGGCCACATGCAGAGCCTGGCCGAGACGGCGCCGGCCATTCTCGACAAGCTGCAGTATCGCGTCGACCACCGTGGCCAGCTCACGGGCGTCGACACTGGCTTCACGTCGATCAACAACGAGACGAACGGCTGGAACGCGGGCGACTACGTCATCCTGGGCGCGCGGCCATCGATCGGGAAAACGACGTTCGCCGTAAACACGATGGTTGCGGCGGCCAGGGCTGGCGCCAAGTGCGCGATCTTCTCGATGGAAATGACGCGCGATCAGCTTGAGTTCCGCATCCTGTCGAGCCTGTCGAACGTGCCGCTGACGCAGCTCCTGCGCGGCTACGTGCCGAGCGCGGAAGCCTGGACGTCGCTGAGTGCGTCGCACGCCCTGATGTCCGAGCTGTCCATAGAAATTGACGACTCGCCGGCACGCACGGCCTGGGACATACGCGGCGCCGTCCGCCGGATGAAGGCCGAGAAGGGCCTGGACCTGGTCGTCATCGACTACGTGCAGTTGATGCCTGGCACGATCGACCGACGCGGCGCGACCAGGAACGAGGAGCTGACCGACATCAGCCGGCGACTCAAGATCCTGGCCGGCGAAGCCAAGGTCTGCATCATGCTGCTGTCGCAGCTCTCCCGGCCGGACAGCTCACGCGCGGACCCCAGGCCGAGGCTGCAGGACCTGCGCGACTCTGGCGCCCTGGAGCAGGACGCCGACCTGGTTTGTTTCCTGCACCGGAAGAACCACCGCGAAGGCGGCGTGACCAACCTTCATCATCGAGAAGCAGCGGAACGGCGCGACCGGCACGGTCAACTTGACCCTGGACCGCGACGTCGTGCTGTTCACCGACGGCGGCGAGGAACCGCCCCCGCCGGAGAAGACGGACGCCGAGAAACACCAGGCCAAGGTCGGGGCCATCATCCGAAACCGGAGGCGCGCACATGCCAATTGACAACTGCCGATCGCAGCTTCAGAATGGTCGCCCGCGATGGTCTGCATAGGCATCGATCCGGTAGGTCTGGCGGCCTGGCGCTGCTCGTCGCCGACGTCGTGCTGGCGACGCCGATGCCAGACACCGAGCGCGACATTTGCGACCTGGTCGAGTTCTGGAAACGATACGGCGACCGCAACAAGCCAGGCCACGGCATTCACGCGGCGCTCGAACACGTCTGGTCGACGCCAGGCCAGGGCGGCGCGTTCAAGTTCGGAAAGAGCGTCGGCCACCTGGAGATGGCGCTGACCGCCGCGCGCATCCCGTTCGACAAGGTGCTACCAAAAGCCTGGCAGCGAGCGCTCGGCGTCGCCTACCCCGCCAGGGTCCACCGACACCGAGAAGAAGAACATCACAAAACGTCGAGCGCAGCAGCTATTCCCTGCGTTCACGCCGATCACGCATGCGATTGCCGACGCGCTGCTGATTGCGGAGTATTGTCGGCGAGTCAGAGGAACGAATGGCCAAGAAGAAAGCCGCAGCCCGGAAACCGTCAAGGAAGCCCGTGGCGAAGGCACGCAGCAAGCCAGCTCGAAAATCGGGCGTCTCATCCAAAGCCGCCAGCGCCAGGGGACGCCGTAAGGGACCGAGCGCTGCGCGCCTGCCAGGCATGGAGGACGTCGCGATCGTCCCGCTGAAACAAGGTCTGTCAGTCGATCGCCGAAACCCGCGAAGCGATCAACGACCTGAAGGCCGAGGAGGCCGGCTACGAGCAGACTGCGCTGCAACTGATGCGCCGCAACGAGCGGACGACGTATCAGCATGCTGGCGTCACCCTGGTCCGCGTGCCTGGCGAGGAGAAGCTGCAGGTCAAGACGACGCGCGAGCGCACAGCGACGGCTGAAGCGCCGACCGATGCCGGCGGCGACGCGAGCGCCGGTAAAAGCGAGGACAGCACGCCGGACGTGACGGAAGGAGCTGACGGCGAATGACGAAAAAGGGCGCTCGACGAGAACTCGCACCAGTCGGCGGTCTGTTCGATGAACGACCGATCAAGTTGGACGGATTCATCCTGCGCGCGAAAGGTGTCGACATCGTCGGGCGCCGTCGATCGAGAAGTGGATCGCGGCCATGGATTTCGCCACGGCCACCGAGCAGGCGTCGACGTTCTGGGTCGGCCATTTGTGGAATTACGCCGAGGGTCGGGCCGAATGGAAGGAGCAGATTTACCAGGCGCTGACGAAGATCGGCCGGCCGAGTCACCCTGAAGACCCTGCAGAACCTGGGATACATCACAAAGAACGTCACCGCCGAAGCGCAAGCCATGGCGCCGTCGATGGGACACGCCGACGTCGTCGCCGGCCTGCCGCCATCCGAGCAGGTCAAATGGTTGGAGAAAGCGAAAAGCGAGGAGCTGACGGTCAGGGACCTGCGCCTGGTCGTGCGCGCGTCGCGTCGAGCCAAGATCATCGACGGCCAGGCCGTGCTGTCCGGCATGTATCGCGTGCTCTACTCCGACAACCCCTGGTTGTATGGCGACCGCCCGCCGTCGGGAGTCGGCCAGGGCGAGCACTACCCTGGCATGAGCATCGAGGATCAATGCAAGCTGCCGGTCGGCGCGCATGCGCTGCCCGATTCGATCCTGTTTATGTGGTGCACGGCGCCGCTGATCCTGCAGAACCCTGGCCCGCGTGAAGTCGCCGAAGCCTGGGGATTCACCTACAAGCAGCAATGGATCTGGGACAAGGTCGACGGCAACTACGGCCACTACAGCACGAGCAACCACGAAGTGCTGACGATCTGGACGCGCGGATCGTGCCTGCCCGACAATCCCGAGGACCTGCCCGACTCCGTCATCGCCGTCCGCAAGTCACGCACGCACAGCTCGAAGCCGGAGGAGTTCCGCCGGCTGATCACGAAACACTGGACGCGCGGCCCATACCTGGAGCTGTTCGGCCGCGACAAGGTCGACGGCTGGTCAGTGTTCGGCAACGACGCCAAGTTATGGGCCGAGGAGGCTGCATCGTGAAGCCGTTCATCTACGTCTGTCAGTGCGGCCACGGTAGTCGCACCGCCAGAGAGGCGCTGATTCACCAACACGAGAAGCACGGGGCCAAGTCGTGAAGATCGTCACCGCGTTCACCCTGGCGCTGCTGCTGCCGGCACTGGCGAGCGCGCAACCGCAGCCCGTGAACAAGTGGGCGGACTGGAGTAGCTACGGCACGGCCGGCGTCAACGTCACGATCGGCGCGATCGACGCCTGGAATAGCGAGCGCCGAGGCTGCCACCTGGCGCAGCTCCTGGTCAGCGAAGGCGTCGGCAACGGCACGGCGCTGACGGTCAAGCACTACGTCCGATCGCCGCGCCCATGCCTGGGCTGTCCGCCTGACGGCATGCCGAGCGCGCACACCATGAACGGCATCATCGGCATCAACCAAACGCACCCGGCCAGGAGCTGGAAGGGTCGTGTGCTGGTCGGCGTCACGATGGCCACGCTGACCGGGGTTCTGCGCTGGCAGGCGAACCGTCACACCTGGGAACAGATCGGATATGGCGCGTTGCTCGGCGTCGGCGCTGAGCTGAGCGGCCAGATTATCCGCTGCGACGATTGAAGCAGCCGCGCGATCCGTTATGAAAAAACGCGGCGCCTACATGTGCGATCGGTGCGGAGAGCGCTGGCGACAGTCGGCCGCCGGCCTGTGCCGGCGCTGCGAGCGTGAACTCGGCGACGCCAGGACGCTGTTCGAGCGCGAACGGCAAGAAGTCGAAGAACGGAAACGCGCGCACGAGCTGATGGAGCGCCGCGCGATCCACAAGCCGGAAACCCCGACCATCACGATCGACGGCGTCGATTACCTGGTCGTGACGGAGCTGCTAGGGTTCGGAGCTGCACGCCGATGATTGAAGTGCGCTGCTGCTGCGACGGGCACCTGGTCGGCCACATGGAAGGCCGATTTACCGAGGGCAAGACTTACACGTTCATCATCACCCGCGCGACGCCGGACAAATACGCCGACGGCATGCTGACCATCAGCACCGAGCGCATCACCATGACAGCCATGTTCTGGGGCCAGACCCTGGGCGGCGAACAGATCGGCACCGTGGCCCTGCAGTCGCGCGACTATCCGATCGAGAAGCTGAAACAGATACGCGGGTTCCATCCCGTCGAGGCCAAGCCATGACGCCGCCGGCCGATCCGCGCGACGTGTTCGCTGCAGTCGTCGACCTGGTCGCCATCGCCCTAGCGCTCAGCGTGTTCGCTGTCTGGCTGTCACGGAAAACCTGATAAAAGTCTTCCGGCTCGAGGATTTTCAGATCGCAAAGTGTGGCAGTGGCGGGCGCTGTCGTGTCGGCACGCGACCTGCTACGATCGCCATTGGGTCGACGTGTAGCGCTGGCAATCAAGCCAGGCCACAGCGTGCGCCCAGTGGAGCACACAATGAAATCCGGACGCAGCCTCAACGATCTCGCCGCCGAGCTGACCCGCCGCCAGGAAACCCGCAAAGACTACCTCGCACCCCAGGGCATCATCGAAGCCGTCCCCAACGGCCAGGACATCACGCTGAACGGCATCAACGGCGGCATCGACATCACGCCCTACGCGCACGGCCAGCTCGCCGGCCATCTGGGAATCCCCAAGGTCTACTACGACCGCATGAAGGCCGAGGACCCGGAGCTGCTGGCGAAAAACGTCAACGCCTGGTTCAAGAAGGACCCCGACAACAAGCGGATGATCCGCACCATCGACAACAAGGCGATCGGCGTGCTCTCACCGAAGTATCGCCCGCTCGACAACTACGACCTGGCGACCACCATCCTGCCCGTCCTGACCGAGCACAACGTGCAGATCATGTCGTCGGAGCTGACCGAAACCAGGATGTATATCAAGGGCATCCTGCCGGCGCTCAGCGACGAGCTGCCGGAGGGCCTGGCCTACGGCACCGGCCATCACAACATCAAGGCCGGCGACCGTGGGCGCCTGGTCGCCGCCATCACCATCAGCAATTCCGAAGTCGGTGACGGCACGCTGCGCGTCGAGCCGTCGGTGTTCACCACCTGGTGCACGAACCTGGCGGTCATGCAGGACGCGGCCATGAAGAAATACCACGTCGGCCGCGCGAACGACCACGACGCATCCTGGGAAGTGTTCGCCGACAAGACCCGCCAGGCCGACGACGCCGCGTTCTGGCTGAAGGTTCGGGACATCACAATGGCAGCCTTCAACGAGAAAGTTGTTTCGCGCAGGCCATCGAGAAGATCCGCGTCACCGCCAGCCGGCCGATCACGAACGAACTGCCGAAGCTGGTCGAGCGCGCGGTCGAAACCCTGGCGCTGCCGCCCGCGAGCGCTGGCGGCATCCTGACCCACCTGGCCGGAGGCGGCGACCTGACGCAGTGGGGGCTCAGCTCGGCGATCACCCGCATGGCCAACGACGCTGCCGACTACGAATACGCGACCGTGCTGGAGCGCGCCGGGGGCAAGGTCATCGCCCTGCAGGAGCGCGACTGGTCGAAGCTGGTAGCCGCGTAGACTCCCGCGACCCTACCAGGCGACGACAAACGGCCGGCCATGGGCTCACCACCCTGGCCGGCCGTTTCCTTTTTCCCGTCAACGGGAAACGCCAGGCCGCGCTACAATGGCCGGCCATGGACCCCCTCACCATCATTCTGATCGTCGTCCTGGTGCTCATCCTGGCTGGCTGGCAAGGCGTTTACACCGCCCCCGGCTACGTCACCCCTGGCGCTGTCCTGGTCGTGCTCCTGGTCATCGTCCTGGTGCTGTTCCTGACCGGCCACGGGTTCCGCCGCCTGGGCTGCTAGTCCATTGGGCAAGCGCAAGGCGCGACGCATCCCCAACGCTGGCCGGCGCGTCCAGACAGACCCTGACGCCCTGACGCCGGCCATGGAAGCGTTTATCTGCGAGTATCACAACAACGGCGGCAACGGCACGCGCGCCTACCTGGCCGCTCACCCTGGCGTCACCATCCTGACCGCTGCGTCAGAAGCATGCCGGACCTTGAGAAACCCCAAGGTCGCCGAGAAATTGAACGCGATGCGCGCCGAGCGCTGGCAACGGCTGCAAATGAGCGCCGACGAAGCTATGAGCTTGCTGGCCGGCGACGCCAGGGCAGACATCAGGGACCTGGTCGACGAGAAGGGCGAGCTGCTACCGATTCACCTGTGGCCGGACCATGCCGCCAGGAGCGTGCGCGCCATCAAACCAGGACCGTTCGGGCTGGCCGTAACCATGAACGACAGCCAGGCCGCCAGGCGCCTGATTGCCGAGCAGCTCGGCGCAGTGAAGTCGATAGCCGGCGGGCTCGACGCCCTGGCCGAAGCCATCAAGGCGGACCAGGCCAAGCACCAGGTAAAGCCGCCCGTGTCAGATCGGGACACCGAGTGAAATCCTTAGCGAAAATGCGAAGTGCTCACCGTATGGAAGGCGACAATCATGGCGACCGTGGTCATAACTGACACACGCACCGGGCTGCGCCTGGAGCTGCAGGACGATCGGCCGGCGCTGGTCGTGCTCGCCCTGGTCAAGGCCGCGCTGTGAGTCAGGCGCCGCGCGAGTTCCTGAACGCGACGATCGCCCGCTGGCATGACGACGCGGTCGCCTTTGTGCGCGAGTGCTTTGGCGTCGAGCCGGACCCCTGGCAGCTCAAGGCGCTGCGCCTGGTCGTAAAGCGCGAGACTCGCCGGCTGGCGTTTAAAGCGTGCAAGGGACCAGGGAAGACCGCTGTCCTGGCGTGGATCATCCTCTGGTTCCTGGCGACACGCTGGCAGAGCAAAGTCGCTGCACATCCGTCACCGAGGGCAACATCGACGCGAACCTCTGGCCGGAGCTGTCGAAGTGGATGGGGCGTAGCAGCTTCATCACGGCCAGCTTCGTGTGGACATCAACCCGCGTCAGCCGGCGCGGCGTCGAGGGCTCGAACTGGTTCGCTGAGAAACGCGCCTGGCCCAAGACCGGGACCGCTGACGCTCAGGCCAATGCCCTGGCCGGCTTCCACGCTGACCACGTCATGTTTGTGCTCGACGAATCCGGCGGCATCCCGCAAGGCGTCATGGTCGCCGCCGACGCCGTCCTGGCCAACCTGGGCACCGAGGCTAAGGTGATTCAGTCGGGCAACCCGACACACACCACGGGACCGCTGCACCGCGCGTGCACGATCGACCGTCACCTCTGGGAGCTGGTCGAGATAACCGGCGACCCCGACCGCGCCGACCGCTCGACCAGGATCGATCCGGTCTGGGCGCGCGAGCAGATCGCCAGCTACGGCCGCGAGAACCCCTGGGTTATGGTCAACGTCCTGGGACAGTTCCCGCCGTCGTCGATCAACGCGCTCCTGGGCATCGAGGACGTCAACGCGGCGATGCGCCGCCACTTGCGCAAGGACGCTTACGACTGGGCACAGAAGCGCCTGGGCGTCGACGTCGCCAGGTTCGGCGACGATCGGACGGTCATCTTTCCACGCCAGGGCCTGGCCAGCTTCTGGCCGGTCGTGCTGCGCAACCTCAAGACGACGGAGATCGCCGCGCGCACGATGCTGTGCATGAAGCGGTGGGCGGGCTGCGAGCTGGCGCTGATCGACGACACCGGCCACTGGGGCCACGGCGTGATCGACAACCTGTCGACGGGCGGCTGGCCGGTCATCGGCATCAACTACGCCGGCAAGGCGCTCGACCCGAGTATCGGAACCGGCGCGCTGAGTTCTGGATGCTCGGCGCTGAGGCCATCAAGAACGGCGCCGCGCTGCCGCCGATCCCGTCGATGATTCCGGAGTTCACCGAGCCGACGTATACGTTCGTCAACGGCGTGTTCGTGCTGGAGGAGAAGGACCAGATCAAGGCGCGGCTGACCTACTCGCCGGACATGGCCGACGCCTACATGCAGACCTACGCGCTGCCGGACGTGCCAGGCGAAATGATGTCGCGCCTGGCCGGCCGCAACCGCGTCGCCCAGGACGGCGACCCCTACGCCCAGGCGAACGTCTACGAGCAGAGCATGAGCGTGCGCGAGGCCGAGCGCGTGCTGCAGGACGGCGATCCGTTTCAGGTGCGCTGATGATCAAGAAATCCGGCAAGGGCTACGTGGTGGTGAGCCACAGCGGCAAGCGACTCTCGAAGGTGACGAGCCACGCGAAGGCCGTCAAGCGGCTGCGCCAGGTTGAATACTTCAAACGGCGCGGCAAGTGAAGGGAGGGGCCAATGGCGAAAAAGAAGAAGCCGCGACGCCGCCCGCGATACTGAGGATCTGCGCGCAGCTCGACGCGCCGCCGACCAGGGCGACAGCCAAGGACGGCACGCGCTACACTCTCGACACACGCCGAGCCGGCGGCATCGAGACAACGACCATCCGGCGGGCGGAAACGAAAGCAGAACGTCGCGCCAGGCTGAAAGCCGAGAAGCGCGCAAGGGGCAGACACATGAAAGTGAATCACCTGAACATCGTGCAGGACGAGCACGCCAAGAACCCGCCGGTCAGCGGCAGCCTTGAATCAGTGTTCGCCTTCGAGCAGCGCGTGCTGGCCCGCCTGGCGCTGGAGTTCCCTGGCGAGAAATGGGGCTATCTGAAGAAGGGCGGCGAGAACACGATCCAGCACAATGGCGAGACGGTCAAGGTCGGGCGCGTGTGCGACCCGTCGTCGCAGCTCTACAAGATCGCCACGGACATCCCGACCACGAACGATCCGATCTGGAACGACGACGGCATCCTGACGGAAGACTTCCCAGGCAGCACGCCAGGCCAGTGGTATATGCCCTTTGACGGTGAAGTCGTCGACCCGCCGGTCGAATCCGCCTGTCGACCCTGACCCGGACGTGCAGGCGCAGCTTGATCGCATCGAGCTGAACACCGAGCGCACGCTGGCCGCCGTCACGCACCTGGCGGCGACCACGGCCGATCAGTTCGCGCACCAGGAGGACCTAATCAAGCAGCTCAGCGATCAGATCGCAGCCATCCCTGGCGGCGGCGGCACGATCCCGCCGACCGTCGTCGCGATGCTGCAGGCGATCCTGGTCGCATCGAAGGCGGCGCGTGTCGGGCATACGCAAGCGTTCGGCGGTCGCATGACGATCGACGCGCAGCCGTGAACATCCGCAGGGCCACGCCAGGCGACCATCACGAGCTGGTGCGCCTGGCGACCCACTTCGCCACCACGGTGGAACCGTATCGGACGCTGTTCGACGGCGTCGACGTGCCGGCGCAATGCGCCCTGGTGATCAACCTGCTGTTCGACCTGGGCGAGCGCGCAGCCATTTTTGTGGCGGTCGACGCGGACGACGTGCCGCATGCCGGCATCGCGATCTGTGAGAACTCGAACCTGATAACCGGCGAGCGCTTCGCCGACGAAATCACCTGGTGGGTCGAGCCGGAGATGCGCGGCGGCCGGCGCCTTGGACCGCTACTAATGGGGGCGGCTGAACTTTGGGCTACTACGCGCGGGCTGCGATCCATTAAGATGGTCGCGCCAATCCCGTCAACGGTCGGCAAGTTCTACGAGCGCGCCGGCTACCAAGCGATCGAAGTCAGCTACCGGAAGGTGTTGTGATGGCCAAGAAGAAGAACGTCAGGGACCTGACCGCGCGCAACCTGTCGCCGCTCAAGGTTCGGCTGACGAAGCTCGAACAGGCGATCGTGCTGCTGCACGGCGACATCAACAAGATCAACGTGCGCCTGGCCGCGCTCGAACCCACGCCGCTCGAACCGAAGCCATAGCCGTGGCATTCTTCGGCGGCAGCAATCCGACGACTGGCACCCTGGGCAACCCCGATCGACAGAAGGGCGCCGAGGGTTACGACATGGGCGGCGCGTCCGGCCTGGGGCGGAAGAACGTCAACAACGCGCCGATCATCGGGGAAGCTGTCACCCGCCAGGAATACGCGAAGCGCGAAGCCGAGAAGAACGCGCCGCCGTCGACCCTGGCCGCGCTGTCAGCAGCTCAGGGCGGCGCGAAGTCGGCCGCCGAGCGCCAGCGCAAGCGAGCTGCCGCCGGCAGCACCCTGGCCAGCAAGTCAAACATCAACGCGCCGAACCGCCAAGCTGCAGCCTAAGACGCTGCTCGGCTACTGATGGCCAAAGACGTCTACGATTTCCTCGACCCGACGGAGAAGCGCAAGCGCTACGGCACGCTGCGCGCCCGCCTCTGGGCTGACCGCAGCAGCTTTGATAGTCACTGGCGCGAGCTGGCGGATTTCCTGATGCCCCGCCGGACCCGGTTCTGGGCGAGTGACCGGAACAAGGGCGACCGTCGCAACCAGAACATCATCGACTCGACGGGCCGGTTCGCTGCGCGCACCCTGGCCAGCGGGCTACACGCCGGCCTGACGTCGCCCGCCCGCCCCTGGATGAAGCTGACGACGCCGGACCCGAGCCTGGCCGAGTTCGGCCCGGTCAAGGCGTGGCTGCACGAAGTCACGATCCGGATGATGACGCTGTTCGGCACGTCGAACCTCTTACAACGTGCTGCCGCTGGCGTATCTCGACATCGGGATTTTCGGCACGGCCGCCATGTCGATCGTGCCGGACTCGAAAGACCTGTTCCGCTGCTACAGCTATCCGATCGGCAGCTTCGCCATCGGCCAGGACGAGCGCGGCCTGGCGACGACGTTCTGTCGCGAGTATGAGCTGACCGTGCGCCAGGTCGTGAAAACAGTTCGGCGTGCAGGAGGACGGGCGAACGATCGACTGGTCGAATATCTCGAAGGCGATCAAGGACGCCTGGGACAAGGGCAACTACGAAGACGCCGTCCGCATCACCTGGATCGTGCAGCCCAACGACTACGCCGACCGCGACAAGCTGGCGGCGAAGTATCTACCCTGGGCGTCGTGCTACTTCGAGACGGAGGCCAGCCAGCCCGTGTTCCTAAAGGAAAGCGGGTTCCGCACGTTCCCGCTGATGGTGCCGCGATGGGACATCACGGGCGAAGACAGCTACGGCACGGACTCGCCAGGCATGACGGCGCTCGGCGACATCAAGCAACTGCAGATCGAGCAGCGCCGCAAAGGGCAGCTCCTACACAAGGCTGTCGACCCGCCAGCTGTCCGGCCCGTCGTCGCTGCGGCAACAGAAGACGTCGCTACTGGCCGGCGACATCACCTACGTCGACGTGCGCGAGGGCCAGCAGTCGCTGAAGCCGATTCACGAGATACGGCTCGAAGGGCTGCAGCACCTGACGGCGGACATTCAGGACGTGCGCTACACCATCCAGCGCGCATTCTTTGAAGACCTGTTCCTGATGCTCGCCAGGTCGGACGATCGCCTGGGCGCGGACCGGCCGACGGCTCGCGAGATTGACGAGCGCCACGAGGAGAAGCTGCTGGCACTCGGCCCCGTGCTCGAACGGACGAATGACGAGCTGCTCGACCCGATCGTCGATCGCGTGTTCGACGTGATGCTGCAGGCCGGCCTGTTGCCGGAACCGCCCGAGGAGCTGGTCGGCGTCAACGTGCGACCCGAATACATCAGCATCCTGGCGCAGGCGCAGAAGCTGATCGGCGTCGTCGGACAAGATCGGTTCATGCAGTCGGTCGGCGGCATGGCGGAACTGTTCCCCGACGTCCGCTACAAGGTCGACACGAACCGCGTCGTCGACAACTACGGCGAAATGCTCGGCGTCGACCCGCGCATCATCCGCTCGAACGACGACGCCAATGCGCTCATCAACCAGGAGCGCCAGGCGATGCAGGCGCAAGCCGAGGCCGAGCAGGCCGCGAAGCTGGCCCAGGCCGCGCGCAACGCGAGCCAGGCGCCCGTGTCCGGCGACAGCGTGCTGCAGCGTATCGTCTCAGGAGCTGCCGCCAGCCAGCCGGCGCAGCAGCCGCAACCGGTGCAGTGATGGTGCACATAGCCGGACCCATGAGCGCCGACGGTGTGCAGCTCTGCGTCCGCTGCGGGCACATCCTGACCGACTATCGCGGGGCGATGGTGCCGACGGAAGACGCGAAGAAACCGCTCGGCGGATGGGCCGTCGGCGCGCACGTTGAAACCGAAGGCGCGAACCCGGCCTGGTCAGGTGTCACCAACAAGCCGGCCGATTGTAAGGCGGTTCGTCTGATGCCGCTGTTGCCGATCGTCCGGAATGCTGCCGACCCGAAGCAGGTCAAACGTGCCGAGCGCACGGAGGCCCGCCGGTTCGCCAGGTTCGCCAGCGCGCTGAAGGCCGTCATGGCGACGCCGGAAGGCCGCTACGTGCTGCGCACGATCATCGACGATGCCGGCATGCTGCGCAGCAGCTTCGATACGAACGGCTCGATGATGTATTTCAAGGAGGGACGCCGCAGCTTTCGGACTAGAGATACGCGCCGCGTGCGTGGAAGTGGACGAGGAGCTAGTGCTCCTGATGGACACGGAAGGCACCGCGCAGCGTCGCGCCGACGAGTCGGAAATCAAGGCCGGCCACATCAGTGACCAGGCCGCAGCAGAGGGAGACGGCAATGGTTGATCAACCCGCAGCCGGCGCAGCGTCAAGCGAAGCCGGTAAAGGTGGAGCAGCAGCAGAGCACGAAGACGGCCGACACGAAGACGGCCGACGAAAAGAAACCGGCAGCCGGCGCCGCTGCAGCAGCGACCGGCGAAAAGAAGGAAGGCGCGGACGGAGAGCAGCCAAAAACCGGCGGCAAGGACGACAAGGCGGCAGCCGAGTCGAAGGCCCCCGAGAAGTATGAGCTGGCGATTCCGGACGGCGCCGAGCAGTGGCTCGACGACGCGGACCTGAAGAACTTCGAGAAGACGGCCCGAGCCAAGGGCCTGACGAACGAACAGGCGCAGGCACACATCGACGAGTATGCCGATTCACTGGCCACGCAGAGCGCAGCGTTTCGAGAGGAAACAAGCAAGCACCCGAAATACGGCGGCGACAACCTGGCCGAGACTCAGCGCCTGGCCACGTTAGCGCTCGACCGTGTCCGGCCGGCCAACACGGCAGAGGGCAAGGCGATCCGCCAGCTCCTGGCGCGCACCGGCTACGGCAACAACGTGCACATCGTCGGCCTGTTGGCCGACCTGGGCAAAATGATGGCAGAGGACTCGCCCGCCCACGGGACCGGCGCCGGCCAGCTCAAAGACAAGAGCCCCGAGGCTGTGCTCTACGGCGGCAGCGCGAAGACCTGACCATCGGAGAAACTCACATGCGCAGCTTTCTAGTGTTGATGGTCCTGTTGGCCGTCGCCATGCTCAGCGTAGACCTGGGCGCGGCGACAACGGTCGCAGGACACACGACGGCGATTCCGCTGGCGTGGAAGATCGGGCTGTTCGTCGCGTTCGGCGCGGCGCTTGGCACCGGCAACCTGACCCTACTCGACTGGGCGAAACGCCTGGACCCTGACGGCAAGGTCCCGACGATCGTCGAGCTTCTCAATCAGACGAACGAAGTGCTGGACGATATGCAGTGGAGGGAGGGCAACCTACCCACCGGCCACCGCACGACCGTCCGCACCGGCCTGCCGACCGTCGCCTGGAGGTTGCTGAACCAGGGCGTCGTGCCGAGCAAGTCGACGACCGCGCAGATCGACGAACAGGTCGGCATGCTCGAAGCCTGGTCGGAAGTCGACAAGGACCTGGCGCTGCCTCAACGGCAACGTCGGCGCGTTCCGCCTGTCCGAGGCGCGAGCGTTCCTCGAAGCCATGAACCAGGAGTTCGTGCAGACCCTGTTCTACGGCAACGGCGGCCTGGCGCCCGAGGAGTTCACCGGGCTCAGCGTCCGCTACGCGACGACCGCCGGTTCGCCGGCCAACGCCGACAACATCATCAAGGCCGGCGGTGCCGGTTCCGACAACACGTCGATCTGGCTGGTGTCATGGGGCGAGGAAACGATCACCGGGATCTTCCCGTCCGGCAGCAAGGCCGGCCTGCAGCACGACGACTACGGCGAAGTCACCGTCGAAACGGTCGCCGGCCTGCCTGGTGCCCGTATGCGCGCGTTTCAGGAGCGCTGGCAGTGGAAGGCCGGCATTGCGCTGAAAGACTGGCGCTATGTCGTCCGGATCGCCAACGTCGACATCAGCGACCTGAACGCGGCGAACGTCAAGACGATCATCGATAACATGGAGAGCGCGATCGAACGGATTCCCAACGCCCTGGGCCGTCCCGTGTTCTACATGAACCGCACCATCCGCCGGTTCCTGCGTCGTGAGGCGCGCGAGTCGGTCGGCAGCGGCGGCGGGCTCAGCTTCGAGAACTTCGCCGGCAAGCGGATCTTGATGTTCGGCGAGGTTCCGATCCGGACGGTGGATCAGCTTCTGAACACGGAGGCCCTGGTTCCGTAGTCTGCGCCCGCAAGGGAGACTCGGCACAGGAGAAACCAATCATGTATCTCGACAACCTACTCGTGGTCAGCGACGCGCAGGCATTCACAGGCGCCGCCGTCTCGACCAACTCAATCGACTCTCGGAACGTCACGCCCAAGCGAGAAATCGCAACCGGCGAACCGATGGGATTCGGCATCGCGGTCGACGTCGCTGCGTCGTCGACGACCGTGCTGGTCGAAATCATTCAGGCGACTGACGCGGCGCTCACCGCCGGCATCATCGTCCTGGCTCAGCGGACGTTCCTGTCGGCCGACATGCCGGCGGGCGCGCTGATCTTCTTCCCCATCCCGCAGAACCCGACGGCAGCCGGACCCCTGCGGTTCCTGGGCATCCGCGTCACCCCGGCGGGCGGCGCGGCGACCGTGACGCTGACGTCGTGGCTGACACGCACGACGCATTCAGCGTGCTGGCGAAGCCCTACGCCAAATCCTACGTGGTCTGATTCAGACCTGGGCAAGACGAAGAAACCGAAAGATCCGAAGCCACCAAAATAGCCGGCGGTCAACGGGCCGCCGGCACTCGTTCAGTAGGAGAGAACCATGGCGAAGAAGAAGGCAGCGGAAGCCAAGGCGCGCGTGCGGGCGAAGCATCCCGCTGGCCGCTTTGCACCGCGTCACGAAACAGGGCAAGGTCGAGGCCGAGCGGCCGATGGCGGCCGAAACCGACGACACCGGCTACGATCCCGAGCTGGACGAGCCGGAGGAGGTCGATCCCCGGCCGGCGCCGTCGATTCGAGTGCGGGCGCTCAAGGACGGCTACTACGACGACAAGCGGCGTCGGGCGGGCGACGTGTTCACCATCCGCGCGCCGTATGAGGGCGACATCGAGAACGACGGCAAGGTCAAGCGGCAGACGATCGACGAGTTCTCGAAGAAATGGATGAAGAAAGTGGCGCGCTCGACGCCCGAGCGCATCACCACCGGCAAACAGGTGTTGCGTCGCCAGCACGATGAGGAGATGCAGCGCCGCATGTCGGGCGCCCCGCCCGATAATCCGACCGGCGCCGAAAAGGTGCTGGAGTAGTAGACCCTCACAGGTAGACGACACGGCCGCCAGGCTCTGGGAACCTGGCGGCCGGCGGATTCGAGTGACTGATGGCCAAAACACAATTCCTCGATTACACGATCTACCTGACGGACGCCGCCCTGTGCAGGAGCTGCAGAGCACACCGCACGCGGGCGCGGCGGCTCAGGCTCGGAAGCTGGCGGCGCGATCGCCGTATCATCATGGCGCCCACCGTGGCCGCCACGACCTACAGCGCGCCGATTCAGGAACAGAGCGCCGAGATGGTCGCCCCGTGTATTCGATCGAATGGTTCACCGCCGGCAACAATTTTCCAAGGATCAGCGGACGTTCGATCGCTGCAAACGGCGGCTGGTTTGGGATCTGCTTTCTGTTCGGCACGACGACGCATTTCTACTGGCGCGGCAAGTTCGCCTGGATGCGAAGCTGGATACGACGTCGCCGACCGGCGGCGCCAAGTTCATCATGCCGCAGCGTCGCTACATCGATGGCGCCGAGCTGGCGGGTAGCACGAGCTTCGGCGAGGGCGGCAGCGGCAACATGATCGACATCGTGTCGCGTGCCGCGTCGCGACACTTGCAAGGCTTCGGTTATTGGGCCGACCGTGTCGTGCTGGAGCGCGTTCACGTCTTCAACGAAGCCGTCCCTGGCCATGTGCAGGATTCACAAGGATGGGATCGGTTCTATTTCCGACTCCGCAAATACCCGACCGCGAAGACGCGCATTTTCAAAACCTCTGGCACGGTGTCGGCGACGTCAGGCGTCGAGATCGGCGTGCTCGCCAGCGGGCAGATCACACTGACGAACATCGACAGCGCCGGCAATGAAACCACGATCGCGACAGTAGCGCTCCGATCCGCTACACCGTTGGACGAAGGTCGATCTGATCTTCCGCTATGGCAACGCGCTCGGCGGCGCTGGCGTGCAACTCTTTCTCAATGGCGTCCTGGCGATCATGAAAGATCCGCTTGGCGACACCGTTGGGCTCGGCCAGGCCATCGGCGTCGCTAACTGCCGGCTCGGAACAGGCACCGCCGCGCACAACGAAATTTCGATTCAGTTCGACGACTGGATCGGCGCCGACCTGCTCGCTGGAATGACGAACGGCGAGGACTGGAACACGGCAGCCGCGTCGCGTGCATCACCGCGAAAGCGTTCGGTTCCGATAACGCGGCGAGCTGGCTGGCAGCCGGCGACTGGCGCGTCCTGACGCAGCGCCGGCCGATCACCACGCCCGTTACGCGCCTGCAGAACACGACGAGCGGCGCGCGGCTGTGCATCTTGACCGATGCCGATCGTGAGTGCGATCAGGAGACGGCAAGCTCGGCGTCATGGGCATGGTCATCGGGGTCCTGGGGTTCGAGGCCGGCGGCATCGGCGGGCAGCTCGGCTACCGCCTACCTGGCGGCGGCGCGGCTGTGCTCACGGCCGTCACACAGGACCGCAGCCAACTACCTTTGGCGCAACGCCTATTACGTGCCGTCAGGGCTCACCGATCCCGTGCATCCATTCGCCGGACGGAACTGATTTTCGATCATGGCGCGGCAGCGAGCGCGCAGAATGTCGCATCCTGGCGGCGGCCGTCGAAACGATCGCGTCTTCGGTCCGGAGGACGTCACCCCTAACGCGCAGACCGACAATCTGACGCCCGCGCCGACGATCAACCTGGCATCGCAGACCGCGCAATATGTGTCCGACGTCAAGGATCGTCTGGTCGCAGCCGGCGTCCACTGAACAGCAACTGCGGCGCGCACGAAATTACCCGCCGCGTCGCCTGGGGGCTAAAGCACGAGAGCGCCGGCCTGCAGATCAAGACGTCCGGCGCGAACTGCAACGGCAAAGCGGTCGGCATCATCATGTTCCCGAGCGGGCGCGCGGTCGACATCCTGGGCGATGCCGGCGGCGCGAATAACCCCGCAGTGGTCAGAGATTGCGGCGCTCGACCCGTCGCTCTACGCGCTGCCGGAAGATCCTGGTGACACCGACGGACTGTCGACGGTGCCGGAACACCTGGGCATCCACAATGCGCCGTATCCGCGCAGCCAGTGGGCCAGGCGCGGCACGCCGCCTTCTTCTCCGGTCGGCCTGGTCACAGGCACCTACGTCGGCAACGGGACGAGTCGTCGAGTTTCAAAGAACTGTTCTTCCGGTTCCCGGTCAACTTCCTGATCATCCGCAGCACGTCGGCGCAGACCGGCGTGATCTGGTGGTCGTCGCTGATTGGATCGCATCAGGACGGTTCGCAGGAGATGAGAAACAACGCGCCCGTCGGCGCGCTGATTGATCCAAATTTCCCGGTCGGCGCCCCGCTGTCGACGCGCAGGAGCAGCAGACCGTCGTCCGCATCACCGGCAACGACAACAGCAGCAACGCGAACGGCATCACCTATCAATACACGGCGTTCTGCGATCCGGCGATGCGCTTCTGCAATGCCGGCGCGCTCGCGACGCGCAACGCTAACGTCGACTACGTTACGAACCTGGACAACGAGGGGTTCACGCCGGATAACGTGTGGCTGGCCACCGAGCTGCGCGGCGGCGGCGCAACGGCGGGATCTGGTATCGAGGGCCAGGACACACCGCGCAAAACGCCAGTCAGCTCAACACGTCAGAGACGGCGTCGGCCCTGAGCTTCGCCAAAGGCACCATCACGAGCAAGACCGCGCTGACGAACGCGGCCTGGCATCAGATCGGCTATCTCGCCTTCCGCAAAAACGACGGCAGCGGCGACGCCAACATCAACAAGGTCCTGGCGACGACGAGCTACACCGGAGACGGCGCCGGCTCACGCACGATCGGTTACTCATGGCGGCCAGCGGCCAGCCTGGGCGATGGTCGTGCCGCACAACGGCGCCGCCTTTATCCGCGACGTGTCGCACACCGGCACCAACTCGCTGCAGTTTCCGACCACGAACAATGCGGCCACCGGCATCACGGGCGGCGGCCCTGACTCGCTGAGCGTCGGCTCGGCGCTGAACACGAACGGCATCATCTACGACGTGTTCGTGTTCCCAGGCAGCACGACGGCCGGCAACGGCGGATTTTCGATCAACGGCGAGTTCATCGTCGTCGCCCCTGACTCGCCGACCGGCGGCGACGTGTTCGGCGGCGGACTCTGGGACGGCACCCCGCCGGACCCGGAGCTGAATCCAGACGAACCTGATTCTGGCGGCGGCACGCCTGACATCCCAGACCTGCCGGATGGCGTGCCTGGCACGGACTTCGGCACGAGCTGCGTCGACTCGACGACGTTCCTGATCAACCAGGCCCTGTCGCTGATCGGGTCTCGAAGCAGATCGGCGACATCACGACGGAGCTGTCGAAGGAAGGCGACCGACGGCCGAGGCTGCACTGGATCGACGACTGTCGGCGCGACGCTGCGCGCCTTCCCCTGGAACTTCGCCACGCGATACGCGCGCCTGGTCCTGGTCGGCGGCACGTCGACGGTGCCCGTCAACAACGACTGGCAATACAGCTACCGCATGCCGTCCGACGCCGTGTTCTCTCGACGCATCACCAACCCGAGCATGGTGCAGCGGCGCTACGACGAAACGCCCGTGGACTTCCGTGTCGGCAGCGACTCGACCGGCGGCCTGATTTACACGAATCAGGCACCGACCGACGACAACGATCTGACGCCGGAGCTGGAATACACCGTCCGCACGGACTGCGCGGCGCTGCAACGGCGACCATATCTTCCGACGCGCGCTGGTGTGGCGGCATGCGGCCAGCTTGGCCCCGGCGCTGGCGAAGGACGAGAAGAAACAGCAGTTCTGCCTGGCCATGTTCGCCAGGACGATCGGCGAAGCGGAAACGGCCGGCGCCAACGAGGAGCAGAAGGACCCCGAGGGTGATGCGCCCTGGACGACCGGAAGGAACTGATGATCGACTACGACGACAAGCCGCCGGCACCGGACCCGACCGACGATCCGCGTGACCCGGACCCAGAAGAAGTCAAGCACGATCGTCAGGTGCAGGACGACCTACGGCGCGAGCGCGAGGGCTAATGGTCGAGCGGCGCATCAAATCGCGCGGCCGGCGCTACGCCGACGAAACGCTCTGGTATTACTGTGAGCTTGGCCGTCGCCTGCCGCGTTCCTGATCGGCATCGCGCTCGGCTGGCTGGTTGCGGAGCTGGTCTGATGGGTGAAGCCGTTTTCCAACGTGCCTTTGCCGGCGGCGAGCTGGCGCCGTCGCTGGCCGCCCGCGCCGACCAGGCGAAGTATCTGACCGGCCTGCGGACCTGCCGCAACTTCATCGTGCAGCGTCATGGCGGCGTCACCAACCGCGCCGGCACCCGGTTCGTCTTTCGGCAGCAAGCTCGACTCGACGGCGACGTTTCTGCTGCGCTACGTGTCTGCCGTCGACGGCGAGAGCGTGCTGATTGAGGCCGGCCCGAATTACCTGCGCTTCTACAAGAACGGCGCGATCGTCCGGCTGACCGGCGTCGCTGCGTGGAACGCCGGCACGACCTACGCGGTCGGCGACATCGTCGTGAGCGGCGGCGTCAACTACTACGCGGTCGCCGCCGGCATCAACCACATCCCGCCCAACGCAGCGTTCTGGTATGCGATGCCGACCGACATCTTGGAGATTCCGACGCCGTTCGGGAACGCCGGATTCAACTGGTCGCAGTCGGGCAGCATCATCACGCTGACGTCGCTGCTGGTGCCACCGCACGAGCTAATTTACTTCTCGCTGACGCACTGGGTGATCCAGCAGGTCAACACGGCGCCGGCCGTCAACCCGCCGACGGGACTGGCCGCCGTCGCAGGCGTCGCCGGAGCGCGCGACTATAAATACGTCATCACGTCGGCGGCAGCGGACAGCTACGAGGAATCGATCGCGTCTAGCATCGTGCAGGTGTTCTGCGGCGAACCGACGAAGGACAACCCGAATCAATTGAGCTGGACGCCACCAACCGGCGGCGCGGTCGCCGAGTATTACATCTATCTCGACCCATACGAGAACGGCACGTTCGGCTTTGTCGGCACAGCCACCGGCCAGACCACGTTCAAGGACGTCGGGTTCACGCCTGACTTTGCGGTCACGCCCCGCTGCCGCGCATCTTGTTCAACACGACGGACAACTACCCGGCGCGCTCGACCAACTATCAGCAGCGCCGGTTCTTCGCCAACACGAACAATGAGCCGGACGCCGTGTTCGGATCGCGCGTCGGGTTCCGCAGCAAACTTCAACATCAGCAGCCCGCTGCAGGACGACGACGCGCTGACGTTCAAGATAGCCGGCGACCAACACAACCCCGTGCGTCATCTCCTGGGCCTGAAGGCGCTCGAAGTGCTGACTGACGGCGGCGTGTGGACGGTCGGCCAGGCCAAGACCGCACTGACGCCGTCGAACATCCCGGCCGACCAGGAAACCTACAACGGCGTCGGCGGCGTCAAGCCGGTAGTCGTCGGCAACTCGATCCTGTATCAGCAGGCGCGCGGCGCGATCGTGCGCGACGTCCGGTTCGAGCAAGAGGTCGAAGGACTCGCCGGCCGCGACCTGACGCTGTTCGCTGCGCACCTGTTCGACGGTCGCACGCTGACGGCACTCGACTATCAGCAGACCCCGCACTCGATCGTGTGGGCCTGTCGATCGACGGCGCCCTGCTCGGCCTGACCTACCTGCGCGAACAAGAAGTCTGGGCTGGCACCGTCACGACTCTGGCGCTGGCGCGCTGTTCGAGGACGGTGTGTCGTGCCGGAAACCGACGAGGACGTCGTCTATCTCCTGGTCCGGCGGACGATCGGCGGCGTGTTCAAGCGCTACATCGAGCGTCTGGAGCGTCGCGAGATTCTGTCGTTCAACGCCGACTGTTTCTTCGTCGACGCCGGCCTGACCTACACAGGCGTGCCGGCGACGTCCGTCTCAGGGCTCGACCACTTGAACGGCCAGCTTGTCGCCGTCGTCGCTGACGGCCAGGTGATTTTCAACGGCGACGCATCGACCGCGACCGCCGCCCAGGTCACGGAGTTCACCGTCGCCGCCGGCACAATCCCGCACGTCTTTAACCCGGCGGCGAGTATCATTCACGTCGGGCTTGGTTACTTCGCCGACATCGAGACGTTGGATCTGGACGTGCAGGGCGTCGCCATCCGCGACAAGGCGAAACGAGTCGGCACCGTCCAAGTGCTGCTGAACGAGAGCTGTCGCACCTGGTGGGCTGGTCCGTCGACGACGCGCCTGGTGCAGGTCAAGCTGGAAGAAGCGGAGAGCGGCCTGGAGGAATCACCGTTCACCGGCCAGGAGAACATCAAGATCGAAAGCGACTGGAACGACTACGGGCGCGTCGTCATTCGCCAGAAGGACCCGCTGCCCTCGAAATTCTCGGCGTGCTGCCGATCGTAGAAGTAGGAGGATGAGATGCGACGACTGTTGATCGGTTCGATTCTGGCCCTAGTGCTCGGCACGCAGGCCACGCACGCGCAGCCGGATTTCTTTGTGATGCAGCCGTCACAAGTGTCTGGCATCACCGCCACCACGCTGACGCGGAACACGTTCCGCCTGCCGCCTGGCGTCGAGCAGCTCGACATCCTGCTGAACATCACAGCCGGCGGGACCGCGACCGGCACCCTGCAGATTTATCTAGAGGACAGCGTCGACGGCGGCACGACCTGGGATGACGCGGTCAGCTCGCTGACGTTCGCCCTTGGCGCCGCCGCCGTCACGCAGCGCTTTTTTATCAGCACGGCGATCATCCCGTCCGTTATCACGACGGCCGCCAGCACGAACATCACGCAGGGATCACCCGCGACGCAGGAAGCGCTGGCCGCCGGCAGCGCTCGCCAGGGACCGATAGGCACGCAGTGGCGCGTGCGCGAGAAGCTGAGCGCCCCGTCGGGCTCACCCGTCGGCGCGACCTACACCATAACCGCCAGGGTGAAAGTAGGGATCTGATGGCCGACACGAAGCTGACGTCCATGAAAATCTCGAAGGCCGAGCGTGAAGCGCGCTACTCCGAGAAGTCGATTCGCGACCGAGGGACCGATGTATCCCTACGGCCTGTCGGTCAGCCTGGATAATGAGAGCATGGAGAAGTTGGGCCTGGAAGCCGGCGACATGACGGTCGGCAGCTCCATGGTCCTGGTCGCCAAGGTTGAAGTGTGCAGCGTGTCGTCGAGTGAATACAAAGGCGGCGATCCGAATCAGTCGGTCACGCTGCAGATCACCGACATGTGTCTCGAAGCGGAAGGCGCGAAGGCGTCGGACGCGGCGGGCGCGCTCTACAAGTAGATGGCTGGACTGACGCTCACAGCGATTTCGCTCGGCCTGGCGGCAGCCGGCACAGCGACGCAGGTCTACGGCCAGGTGAAGGCCGGCCAGGCACAGCGCGAAGCCGGCAAGAACGCGAAGAAGGCCAGCGAGAGCCAGGCGCAGCTCGCAGACTTCAATGCCAGCGTCGCCGAGCTGCAGGCCAAGGACGCCATCGAGCGCGGCGCCGAAAGCGAAAGCCGGTTCCGCACGACTATCCGGTCGACGATCGGTTCACAGCGCGCGGGGTTCGCTGCGCAGAACGTCGACGTCGGATACGGATCGCCGGTTGACGTCCAAGCGGACAGCGCGTTCCTGGGCGAGCTGGACGCCTACAAGATCCGCAACAACGCGGCGCGCGAAGCCTGGGGCTACAACGTGCAGGCGCAGGATCTGCACAAACGCGCGGAGATAACCCGGAAGGAAGGCGTTTATCTTGAAGCGGCCGGCCGACAGAACCAGAGCGCGTCGAACCTGGCCGCCGCCGGCAGCCTGATCGGCGGTGCTGGTTCGCTGCTGCAAATGAAATACGGGTTCGACAAAGCCTCACGGATGGGTGGATAAATGCCCGTCGTCACCTACGGCCCGAGCAAGGTCGGCACCGATGCGCTGCCAGGTGTCCGGAAGCAATCGGCCGAGACGAACCTGTCGGAAGGCGTCGGCCTGGAGCAGGCACGGGCGAACAAGTTCGAGTCGCTGGCCAGGGTCGGAGAAACCATCAGCGGCGTCGCGCGTGAGACGTATCGCCAGGCGCGGCTGGTCCAGAAACAGGAGAAGGATCGCGCCGACGAAATCGCCCTGCTCGACGCACAGAATCAGCTCGACGCCTGGGAACATCCCCGACTCTACGACCCGGAAACCGGCGCGCTGAACACGCGCGGCAAGAACGCCATGGGCCTGCCCGAGGCCGTCGGCAAGGAATACGAAGACGTCACGGGCAAGATCGCCGAGGGCCTGGGCAACGACCGCCAGCGGTTCATGTTCGCCAGGCTGAAGCAGCAGCGTGGCGCTGCGCTCGACCTGAACCTACAGCGGCATGTGTCGCAGGAGATTCAGCGCTACGAGGGCCAGGAGCTGCAGGCCACCGTCAGCAACGCGACCGGCAACGCCATCGCCAACGCATCGGACCCGCGCCGCGTCGGCATGGAACTCGGCCGCGCGATCGAAGCGATCAACACGCACGCGCCGCGACTCGGACTCGGCCCCGAGCAAATCGCCGAGCAGATCAGCGCCGTCCAAACGAAGACGCACGAGGGCGTCATCGAGCAATTGCTGGCCGAGGACCAGACCAAAACCGCGCAGGTCTATTTCGAGGAAACGAAGTCGCAGATCACCGGCCCCGCCGTAGCTCGCATTGAGAAGGCGCTGGAAGCCGGCAAGACGAAGGCCGAAGCGCAGAAGCAGGCGGATGCCATCATCGCAGCCGGCGGCACGCTGACCGAGCAGCGGACCAAGGCCAGGGCGATCGAAGATCCGACTGTCCGCGACGCGGTCATGCAGCGCATCGAGCACGAGGACGCCGTCAACGACCGCATCCAGCGGGAGGCCGAGCAGGCGAGACTCAATAACGCCTACAGCATCGTCGACAAGACCAAGAGCGTCGACAACATCTCGCCGGCCGACCAGGTCGCCCTGGCCACGCACATGCCGGCGCTGCGCGCCTACGCCCTGCAGCGCGCGAAGGGTCTGCCGATCGAAACCGACTACCCAACCTACTACGGGCTAATGACGAAGGCCGGCGACGACCCGGCCGCATTCGTCAAGGAGAACCTGCTGGCCTATCGGTCGAAGCTGGACGACGGTGAGTTCAAGCAGCTCGCCGACCTGCAGCTCCGTATCAAGGCCGGCGACCGCAACGCGGCCGACAAGGCTACCGGATCGTTCCGCACGCATCAGCAGATCGCCAACAACTCCCTAACGTCCTACGGCATCGACCCGACGCCGAAAGAAGGGACCGCCGAGGCGAAGGCCGTCGCGCAGTTCTACCGGATGCTCGACGTGCGCGTGTCCGCGCTCGGCAAGGAGAAGCCGACCAACGACGACATCCAAGCGATCGCCGACGACCTGCTGTCGACGAGCGTCGACGTCAAAGGGTCATGGTGGAACATCTGGCCAGGCGGTAAACCGTTCTTCGACAACTCCAAGAAAGTCATCGAGCAAACGATCGCCGACGTGCCCGACGACAAGCGGAAGCTGATCGAGCAGAGCCTGCGCGCCAACGGCCAGCGCGTCACCGACGAAACCGTTCTGAACGTCTGGATCGAACACACCGCACGGAAGAAGCGCTAACGTGGCGCTCAACGAGTTCGACGAGACGGTCGAGCAACTGGCGCCGACGGCACAGAAGCCGACGCAGCCCAACGAGTTCGACGAGACGGTCAGGGCGCTGACGTCCGGCAGCCAGCAGAAGCTGCGCACCACGCTGCAGCAGGCGAAGCCGGAGTCGCCCGATCGCGCGGCCGAGGCGCGGACCCTGGGCGAACAGTTCGGCCTGCCGCCGGCCGTCGTGCTGCGCAACTTCGACACCATTAAGAAGCGCGCGGCGGTCACGATGCCCCCGGTGGAATCGGTGCTGCGCGAAACGCCGGCACTCGGCGAGTGGGCATCGAACCCGCAGAATGCCGCCGTCAGCCACGACGACATGGAGCAGCTCGGCGCCCTGGAGTGGCTGGTCACAGCGCCGCAGCGCGCATTCGCGCAAGGCGTCAACCAGTTCCGCTACGGCCAGCTTCGCAGCGAATCCCTGTTCCGCGACCTGACGCAGGCCGAGCAGGACCTGCTCAACTCCTACAAGTTCGGCATGGAGAACGGCGGCGCTCTCGGCACGGGCGGACGGTCCTGGTTTGCCGGCGCGGTCACGGGCGCGTCGCAGCAACTACCCAACCTGTTCGGCGCCGGACTCTACGGCATCAAATACGGGATCGCGGGCGCGCTCGAAACAGGCGCGGCGGGCGCCGTCGCCGGCAGCATCTTGCCTGGCGCTGGCACGGTCAGCGGCGCGGTCGCTGGCGCCGGCTACGGATTCACCGCCGGCATGCTCTACGGCGGCTGGAAGACGACCGCGCAGCTTGAGGCCGGCCTGGCCTACGACGAGTATCTGGGCTTCAAGGACGAGCACGGGCAGCCCCTGGACCCTGCTGTCGCGAAGGCCGCCGCCCTGGCCACTGGCGCCATCAACGGCGGCATCGAGCTGGTCGCCCTGGAGAAGCTGGTCAAATCGATCCCTGGCATCCGGAAGCTCGGAAGCGTCGGCGTCAAGGCAGCCGTCGGCCAGGCGCTCAGGGTTCCGACCGTGCGCGCGGCACTCTACGAAGCGGTCAAGAGCTACGGCGGCACGCTCGGCACCGAGGCGGCGACCGAAGTCGCACAACGCGCCATCACCATCCTGAGCGGCGAGCTGGCGAAGGCCAGCGGCGCGGTCGGCCAGGTGCCTGGTCAGACCGAGCGCGGGAACGTCGACCTGTTCGCACAGCCCAAGGTCACGAATCCGGACGGCACGACGTCGACGGTCGACAGTCTCAGCGTCAACATCGACGGCCAGGAGGTTCTCCTGCCGACCGTCACGCCCGACGGCCGACACCTGAAATCGCCCGAGGAAGCGATTGCGGAGTATCAGCAGAGCGGCAAGCATCTCGGCAAGTTCGACTCGCCGGCATCGGCCACGGCCTACGCGCAGCAACTACACGAGGATTACGCCGCCGGCAAATACGATCAGAAAAGCAAGTTCCGATCGGGCACGTCAATCGTGGAAGACCTGGTCGGCGAGTTCGCTGGCGCCATCCAAGGTTTCGCGCTGACGGTTCTGCCCGGTCCCCGCGATGGACGTCGTCATCGGCGCGCAACGCGCCCGACGCGCCGAGCACAATGCCACCTTTTTCAAGGCACTCGGCGAAGGCGTCGCCAACAGCAAGACCGCACAGCGGTTGCCAGAGGCGGCCCAGGCGTTCATCGCGGAGGCAACGAAGAACGGACCCCTCGACACGCTCTACGCCCCGCTGGACACCTGGAACACCTACTGGCAGAGCAAGGGCCTGGACCCCGAGGAAGTCGCCAAGGACGTCACCGGCCGCGCTGAGGCGTATCAGCTCGCCATGAACACGGGCGGCGACCTGGCCATCCCGACGGCGCGCTACGCCGTCAAGCTGGCGGCGACCGAGCACAACGGGTATTTCGCCAACGAGCTGCGACTCGGCCCTGATGAAATGAACGTGCGCGAGGCGGACGCCTTCGCCGAGCAGCTCAAGACGGTCGGCGACGCGACCTGAGGCCAAGGACGTCAGCCCCGCCGCCCCGATCCGGACGGCGATGCTGGCGCAACTGAAGAACGCCGGCATCCCGGCATCGACCGCCGACGCCTACGCCGGCCTGTATGAGGCGGCCATCGGCACGATCGCGGAACGGGCTGGCGTCGACCCGGTTGCGCTCTACGAGCGCTACGGCCTGAAGGTCGAGCGTCCGGAATTGATACAGGCGGAAAAGGCCCAGGAGACGGCCCAGGCGCCACCAGGAGAGGCGACGGACGTCAGCCAGCAAACGGACGACCGAGGGCAGAAGCTCGGAGAGGGCGCCACGGCAGGCCCGCCCGTGGGGCAGCCTGAGCGTAGGACGAGTCAACAGGGTCCGCCAGCCGGCCAGGCCGAGCGCCGGCAGCAGCTCGACCGCCCGATCGACGTCATGTCGAACGTCGGCGAAGCCGCCGTCCAGATGATCCGCGAGGGCATCAAGCCAGGCACTGGCGGCGCCCGCGCCGTGTTCCTGGCGCATGGTCCGGAGGGTCCGCTTTACAACATCATCGGCGGCCGGAGTGATCGGTCGACCGCCACGGCCGAGGGCCTGACCGCCCAGGGTATCCCGATCCCCGAAACCCCGCCCGACACTGGCGAGCGCCTGAGCGGCGCGCAGATCCGCGAGCGCATGCTGGCGAGTCAGAAGCTGGCCGAGGCGCCGGAGCCCGTGCTCGAAGCGACGCCGGCCCCCCAGGCCAGCCTGTCGGAAGGATTCCGCGCCGAGATTGCGGAGCTGAAGGCAAAGCGCGACGCATGGGCGAAGCAGGTCGCCGAGCGGTTCGCCAGCCAGGGCAGCGTCCGCACGACCAACAAGTCGGGCGTCGTCCACCTGGTGCACGAGAGCACGCGCGAGCCTGGCCGGATTCAGATCACGTCGTTCGACGAGAACGGCGAACCAAGCGGACACATCACCGTCGACTCGATCGCTGAAGCCGCCAAGGAATTGACGGGCGACACGATCATCGGCGAGACTGGAGCACCCGATGCCGGTGGATCTCAAGAGAGTGGATACGCTGATCGACTCAGGGACGCCCGTGAGCGTGGCGTTCCGGCAAGCTATCCGCGAGAGCGCGAGAAGCCAGCCCAACGCGCCGAGCGCCGGCAGCGCCACTACGACGCCGCCTTCGCCGACCTCCTCGACGCCGCGCGTTCACTAGTCCCAGACGTCGACGAGCAGGAGCTGCGCGGGAATTTGATTTCCGCGTCGACGCCCTGGAGGCCCGCCTACAGGATGAGCGCGAGAGCGGCCACAACTCCACCGACCTGCTGCGCGCCATCGCCGGCTACGGCGGCCTGAACACCGTCGACTCGACGTTCCCCGGAGAAGTCAAGTTCCTGCAGGACGGCGCCAAGTTCGGCCGGATCGCTGGCGTCGCCAAAGTGTTCCAGAAGTCGGGCGTGTCGATCGACGACATGATCACGCAGCTTCGCCAGGACCAACGGTTTCCAGTGGATCGAAAACGCGACGATGCTGATCGACGCGATCGACGACGCGATCCGCCATCCGCCGCAAGCCGACTACTTCCCTGGGAACGGCGAGCTGTGGACTGAGGCGAACATGGACCCGACGCGCGACTGGTGGACGGACACCTGGCGCCCGGTGAACCTGCTGGCCGAAGAAAGCGACATGCTCGACCTGGGCGAGGAAGGCGACACGTCATTCAACATCGCGGAGTTCGACCAGTCGCTGTTCGACGATCTGACGCCGCCCGATGCTACGGCCGACGAGCTGACGACGCAGAGCGCGAAGACCGACGTGCAGGAGCGCGCGGAGAAACCGCCCGAGCTGCCGAAGGCGCGACCGTTCCGAGTCGGCGACAAGGTCAGCTTTCTGGCGAGTGCCCCGCGATGGTGAGACGACGCGCCTGCACGGGACCATCACCAAGGTCACGCCGACGGAGTTCAAGGCGCAGATCGAAGGCAGTAGCCGCGTCGTCCACGTCCGCCCTGACGCGCGCCAGGCGAAGCACGCTGACGACGTGCTCGACACTGGCGAGATACAGACCAGGCTGCCAGGCGCCGAGGCTGTGCGCGAGACGGAAGTCGCGACGCCAGAATTTGAAGCGCCATTCTCCCTGACGTCGGAAGTCGCCGAGCGTAAGGGCAAACAAACGACGCTGTTCCAGTCGGAGACACTGACGCCGGATCTGCTGAAGCGCTGGACCGAAGACGTCAAGCGTCGCGCCGGCAGCGACCTGCGCGAGTTCAACGTCGACCTTACGCGCGAGGGCGACCTGCACCTGGATCTGCTGGTCGTCGAGCGCGGCGCCCAACGTGCCGGCCTTGGTTCCAAGGTGATGAAGGAGCTGACGCGGTTCGCCGACGCGCACGGCCGCCGGCTGACACTGCAGCTCGCCAACAAGAACGACCGTTTCGGCACTACGTCGCGCGCCCGCCTGGTGAAGTTCTATAAGCGCTTCGGGTTCGTCGAGAACAAGGGACGCTACAAAGACTTCGCGCTGAGCCTTTACGCGCACATGTATCGCGAGCCGTCGCTGCCAGGGCGCGAGGGTAATCGCAACGATCGCGGCGCCAACCTGAAAGCCTGGTTCGGTGACAGCCAGGTCGTCGACGAGGACGGCGATCCGCTGGTCGTCTACCACGGCACCACGGCCAACTTCGACACGTTCGACGCCGAGCGCGGCAACATCGAGTCAGACTTTGGGAAGGGCATTTACTTCAGCAACAACCCGCGCGACGTCGGCGCCAACTACGCCGGCATCGGCCCCGACCTGACGGCGAAACTGGAGCAGGATCGCGAGCGCCTGCTGCAGGAATACGAATACGACACCGACACCCAGAAGCGCGTCGCCGATTACATGCAGCGCCACGGCCTGGTCAGCGAGGGCGACGCCATCGAGCGCATGAGCAGCGAACGGTTCGTCCAGCACCTGGGCCTGACGATGCCCGTCTATCTGAAGCTGGAGAACCCGGTCATCATCGGCGGCCCGAATGAAACCCGCCTGGAGATGGAGCAGCAGATCGACGAGGAAGGCGAGTTCATCGACGAGGAACCGACCGGCACCCTAGTCCGGTTTGCTACGGCGCTGAAGGAGCTGGCCGGCGAAGATGCGATCCCTGGGCTGAACCGGATATTCGAGCAGGCCGACTACGAGAGCATCACCGCCAAGCAGATCGTGCAGATCCTGAAGGCGGACGCGCGCTTCTCGACGCGCGAGAACAGGGAAACCGGCGAGTTCGACGGCGCCGAGCTGGTGCGCCAGGCATTCGAGAAAGCGGGATTCGACGGCATCATCGACCACTCCGTCGACGAGAAGTTCGGATCGCAGCGCCGGATCGGCAAGTCGATGGAAGGCATGGACGAAGAAACCGTCCACTACATCGCGTTCCGACCGGACCAGATCAAGAGCGCGATCGGCAACGCCGGCACGTTCGACCCGGCCACGCCCAACATCCTGTTCCAAGGTGAGCCCGCCGGCCGCATCAAGGTCAAGGAAGTGCGCGGCGCGATCCGGTTCGGTCCCGACCGGCAGTTCACCATCAGCTTGCTACAGCGCGCCGACCTGTCGACGTTCCTGCACGAGTCTGGACATTTCTTTTTCGAGGTATTCGCCGACGTCGCCGACCAGGCCCGCGCGATTGCGGAAGCCGAGCGCACGCCGCTGCAGCAGCAGCTCATCGCCGACTACGACCAGGCGCTGAAGGAGTTCGGCGCAAAATCGCGAGCCGACGTCGGCACCAAGCAGCACGAGCAATTCGCGCGCAGCTTCGAGGCGTATCTGTTCGAGGGCAAAGCGCCGAGCCTGGAGCTGCAGCCGTTGTTCTCCCGGTTCCGCGCCTGGCTGACCGGCGTCTACCGGACCTTGCGCCGGCTGAACGTCGAGTTATCGCCGGAAGTGCGCCGCGTGTTCGATCGCCTGCTGGCCAGCGACCGCGCCATCGCGGACGCGGAAGCGCGTCGTGGCGTCGCCCCGATGTTTCTCACGGCCGCCGAGGCCGGCATGGAGCCTGGAGAGTTTGCGCTCTACACCAAAACGATCGCCGAAGCGTCCGCGACCGCACGCGCGCAGCTCGATCGGAAACTCCTGGCGGAAATCCGACGAGAGCAGACGGCCGCCTGGAAAGCGCAGGAAGCCGACATCCGGCAGCAAGTCACCGAGGAACAGCAGCAGCAGCCCGTCTACCGCGCCCTGTCCGCCGTCCAGAAGGGCGAGCATCCCAACGGCCAGCCCCTGATCGAAGGGCTGGAACCGCGCCCGCTGAAGCTCTCGCGCGCCATCCTGGTCGAGCGCTACGGCGAGGACCGCCTGCGGCGCCTGCCCAAGAATCCCTACGTGTATTCGATCGACGGCGGCATGGACCCGGACGTCGTCGCCGGCATGTTCGGATTCACGAGCGGCGACCAGATGCTGACGGCCATGGAGACGGCGCCGCCGATGGACGCCGTCATCGACACGCAGACCAAGACCAGGATGCTGTCACTGCATGGCAGCCTGCTGCTCGACGGCACGCTGCCGGAAGCCGCACAGCAGGCGGTCGCCAACACGGAGCGCGAGCTGGTCATCCGCCAGGAGCTGCGCGCCCTGGCGAAGAAGCGTCGCGAGCTGGACCCGTTCATCAAGCAGCAGCAGCGGGCGAGTAAGGAAGGCGATCGACCAGGCGCAACGCGAGAGGGAATACGAGCGGCGCTGGTTCGACGCTGAGCACAAGCTGGCCATGGCCATCGCAATCGGCCGCAAGCAGGTCGAAATCGACGAACTCGATCGCGACGTGAAGGAGCTGCGCGCGAAGGCCCGAGGGGGCGCCGCCTACATCCGCGCCGCGATCCCGCCGGCCGACACGCTCAAGGCAGCAGCAGCAGCCCGCATCGCGGTCCTGCCCGTGCGCGACATCACCCCTCAGCGGTTCTGGTCCGCGTCGCGTCGTGCTGGCCAGCAGGCGCTCGACCGAGCTGCGCGCCAGGATCTGGACGGCGCCATCGTCGCGAAGCAGCAGGAGCTGATCAACCTGCACATGTATCGGGAAGCCGAGGACGTCGTCGACGAAGTCAGGGACGGCGTCGACTACGCGCTGAACCTGACGTCGAAGACCCGGCGCGCGACCATCGGCCTGGCCGGCCAGAATTACCTGGACCAGATCGACGGCCTGCTCGATCGGTTCGGGTTCGCCCAGGCGTCAGACCAGGTCAAGAACCGGCGGCCGGAGCTGCGGAAGTTCGTCGAGGGCATCGAGTCGACCGGCCAGGCCATCGATCTGCCCGAGGAGCTGCTGGACGAATCCCGTCGTCGGGATTACAAGGACATGACCGTCGTCGAGTTCACGGGCGTCATCGACGGACTCAAGGCGATCGTCACCTGGCGCAGACGAAGAACCGGCTACTGAAAGGCCGCCGAGCGCGCCGAGCTGGACGCTACCGCTACCACGATCGCGGACTCGATCTACGCAAACAAAGGACACGCCGCCGCGAGCGCTCGAACGGGACCGGCGCGCGTCGACGGAGCGCGGCCGGACGATCGACAGTATCTTCGCCGGCCACCGGAAGATGGCCAGCCTGGCCCGTCAAATGGACGGCTACCAGGACGGCGGCGCGTTCACCACGGCGATCATCAGGCCGCTCAATGAAGCCGGCGCGCGAGAGGCGGAAATGAACGCCGCCGCCGCGAAGAAGTTCAGCGAGCTGGTCGAGGCCGCGTATCCGCGAGGGTCGAAGCGCGACCTGTATCTCAAGACGTTCGTGCCGGCGATCGGTGACAGCCTGTCGAAGATGGAGCGGATCGTCATCGCGCTGAATTGGGGCAACGAGGGCGGACGCGACCGCATCCGGCGCAGCGAGCAGTGGTCTGACGAACAGGTCCAAGCGATCCTGAACACGCTCGACGATCGCGACGCGACGTTCGTGCAGGGCGTCATCGACTACATCAACAGCTACTGGGCGGAAATCAAGGCCAAGCAGGAGCGCGTCTACGGCATCGCGCCGGAGAAGGTCGAGGCGTCGCCGTTCATGATCAACGGCCGCGAGATGGCCGGCGGTTACTACACGCTGAAATACGACGATCGTATGAGCGCTAAAGTCGGATCGCAGCTCGACCTTGAGGCGTCGAACCTCGCGCGCCAGGCCAGCTACGTGCAGGCGACCACGAAACGCGGCTGGACCAACGAGCGCCTGAAGACGGTGAAGGAACCGATCCGGCGAGACTTCGGCGTGATGTTCGAGCACGTCAAGGCGGTCATTCACGACCTGTCGCACCATGAGGCGCTGATCGACGTCGGCCGCATCCTTGGCCATCCCGCTGTGCAGCGGGCGATCTACGACACGCACGGCGACATCGTCTACAAGCAGTTTAAGACCGGCATCCGCGACGTTGCCTTCGGAGACATCCCGGCCACCAACGCCTTCGAGTCGGCGCTCAACCATGTCCGCACTGGCGCGACCATCGCCGGCCTGGGCTGGTCGCTGACGACGTCGCTGCTGCAGCCGATCGGCCTGACGCAGTCGGCTGTTCGCATCGGGCCGAAATGGGTTTTCGCCGGCATGGTCCGCTGGCTGCGCGGCACCGAGTCGATGGAGTCAACGGCCGAATGGATCAATCGGAAGTCGACGCTGATGCGAACCAGGACGATCACGCAGCAGCGGGAAATCAACGAAATCCGCAACACGCTCGGCGTCGGAACCGGTAAGTTCTCAGGCATCGTCGACGACGTCCTCTGGGCAAGCTGACGGTCGACACCATCACCAAGCAGGGCATCGCGGACAGCTACTTCTACCTGATCACGCAAATGCAGCGCGTCGCCGACATCCCGACCTGGCTCGGCCAGTATGAGAAGTCGATGGCCGCAGACTTCAGCGAGGAAGACGCCATCGCGCACGCTGACCAGGCCGTGCTCGACGCGCAAGGTGGAGGGCAGAACAAGGACCTGGCGGCGATTCAGCGCGGCGGTCCACTGCTCAAGGTCTGGACGAATTTCTATTCGTTCTTCAATGTGACCTACAACCTGACCGTCGAGTCGACGAAGCGCGCGAACCTGAAGGACCCGGCGAGCATCGGCCGCCTAGCCGTCGACTATCTGCTGCTCTACACCGTGCCGGCGACGCTCGGCTACCTGGTGCGAGAGGGACTCAAGGGCAACGTCGATCCGGACAACCCGGAGGACACGCTGTTCGGTCTGATTCGAGAGCAAGCCAGCTACATGATGGGCACCGTGCTCGGCCTGCGCGAGCTGGCCGGCGTCGTGCAGGGCTACTACGGCTACGAGGGTCCAGCCGGCGCCCGTGCCTTTAGTGCAGCGGGTAAGCTGGTTCAACAGTCAATCCAAGCAGGGAAAAAAGTCGCCGAAGGTGACTACGACGAAGCCTTCGACGAGGCGTTCTGGAAATCGCTGAACGCTACGGCCGGCATCCTGTTTCACTATCCCGCGTCGCAATTCCAGCGGACGGTGCAGGGCCATAGCGGCGATTGCTGAAGGCAAGACGCGCAACCCTGGTGTGCTGATCGGCGGCGTGCCGAAGGAGCAGAAAAAGTAAATGGCCCGCGACAAGGTTCTGAAGTCGACGCGCATCCGCCGGCCGACCAGGCTGCAGGACAGCTACGGCCTGGAGGAAACGATCCTGCAGGACGTGCAGGTCGACATCACCAACGACATCGACGCGCGTGTCACGGTGCTGGAAGACTTCGTCGCGTCGTTCGTCAAGGCGCAGGTCGGCACGGCCGATGTCGAGCTGCCCAGGCGACGCGGCGGCCACTTCACGATCGACGGCACGTTCGAGCTGTCGCAAATTGGTGCGCCCGTTGTCATCACGCAGGGCGTCAACCCCTGGTTCGCCGACGAAGCGGAGTTCGGCATCGTGCACTTCGTCGGCCAGGTGCTGACGACCAGGTCGCTGCGAGTCTACTGGAACGCGCCGAATGTTCCCCCGCGTCGAGTCAGAATCCACTACATTATTGGCACCCTACAGGAGTAACGCCGATGGCCGTGATTGAGTCACCAAACGATCCCCGCATCATTCTGGAGGTCGACCCGTCGTTCGCAGCGGCGCGCGTCAGCGCTCGACCGCTGGAGTTCAAGGCCAAGAGCGGCGAGCTGGTCGGCGGTCACTACCGACAGGGTTCTTCACCGGCAGCACGACCATCCTGGCAGGCCGGCGACGCGATCGTGTCGATGCGCTGGAACAGCGATCAGCTCCTGTTCGTGCTGCAGCGACTGCGCGCCTTCGCCACTGTCATCACGGCGTTCACCACCGGCCAGGAGCTGGCGCTCGACCTGGTCAAGATGAACGGATTCACCGCCAGCGACACAGGCGGCACCGATAAGCTGCCGGCGATTCAGGCCGGCGCAGGTCGGAAACGGCTGACCATGCAACCGTCACGCATCACCGATCTGCGCGTCGCCAACGCGACCGCGCTCGGCGCCGGCACGGGAACTGCTGATGGTCAGGCATGTGGCTACTGCAACATCCCATGCACCAACGTCGTCGGCAGCAGCGCGGGCGAGGATCTGATTCAGTCACCGACCGGCGGCGAGCATCCTCTGGCGCTGGCGAAGCAGGAAGGATTCCGCATCCGGATCGCACAGGTGCAGGGCGCTGTCGGCGTCGTCAGGTATTCGTTTGTGATGGACTGGGCTGAGGTTCCGTCCTACTAACCAGGTGCGCGTCGTCACGATTGAGCGCGTGACTTTAACGGATCGGGTGGCATCCTTGAACTATGCGCTTGTCGGTTCCCTGGTAACGCTGGCTCTGTTTCTTGCAGGAGCAATCTTCAAGATGGGGCATCACAGCAGCTCGCATCGAACAGCTCGAACAATGGCGGGCGACCATTCGCCTGGACATGCACGAGATATCGAACAGCCTGGAGGGTATGGCCGTCGAGATGAAACGACTGGCCGTGCTCATCGAAGGAACGCACACACGACGGACGTCGTCGCCGACCGAGAGCTGGACCGCGACATCCAATGATCGATTCAATTCTCCGGATACACGATTCCGGCAGCGATGGACGTGCTGCCGGCGGAAATGGCGAGCGTGCCGGCGACCGCGATGCTGCTGGCCACGGGCCTGCAAGAATCCCGGTTTCTCGAACGGCGCCAGCTCCCAGGCGGACCTGCGCGCGGGTTCTGGCAGTTCGAGCTGACCGGCGTCGAGGCCGTGCTGGCGCATCCGTCGAGCGCGCAGCACATCGCGGCAGCGCTCCGTCAGCTCCGTTACCCGCACCACATCCCGGCGACCTTCATACACTCAGCGCTCGAACACAACGACGTCTTAGCGTGCTGCTTCGCCAGGTGCCTGCTCTGGACGCATCCGTCGAAGATGCCGGCGCAGGACGATCCAGGATCGCGGCTGGCGAATCTACCTCAGTTGCTGGCGCCCTGGTCGGCCGGCGCCTAACACCTGGTCGGGCCTGTTCACAGAAGCCTGGGAACGGACGACGAACGTCGGCATGCCGGCACCCAACGAACTCCGAAAGGCATAGGTCCATGGATCGATTGATTGAAGCGCTCAGCG